TTATTTAGATGTTTTAGCGTCAATTTAGGTCTACGAGTATCATCCTCGTCCCATTTATTGAAGTTATCATCTTGTTCGTTTTGTGCTAATTCATTAAATCGCATCGTCTGGTACTCCTGTGTCTCCACCTAGATCGGCATCGCCACCGTCTGTTGGTAGATCATCTAATCCTTCGTCACCGGCATTCTCTGCTCCTACATCTGTAGGTTCAAAACTATCTACGTCTGAGCCTCTTAGACCCATTCCGCCTAAGTCACCTGTTGCCGATCCTGCTGGCTTGTTACCAGCTTGATTTTCTTCTTTCCACATTCTTTCATTCTCAACCATTTCTTCTTCGTTAAGTCCCAAGTATCTTTGAAGTATAAATCTCTTAGATAAGTATGGAACTGCTTCAATAGAACTGAATAGGTTTGCCTTTTGAGCATCAATTTCAATGTTTCTATATTGTGAGAAACTTTGTGGTTCAGTAAATGATAAATTAAATAAACTAGCACTAACATCTAGTCCTCTGTGCTTACAGAATAATTTAAACTCGTGGTCTAATGTTTGTTGTAGTGTTAGTTGTAATCTTTCACAATACTTTGCAAAACGGAATTCTTGGATCATTGCAGTACCAATACGTCCGTCATTAAACGCCGCTATACCGTCTTCACTTCCAGTTGGAAGGTACGATGTTGGTACACGAAGTCCACGCATTAACTTGTTATTAAAGTACTTTAAATCATCAATCTCACCAAGGTTTTCACCGCCTGGTAATACTTCAACTTTAGATCCACGTCCTTCTGCTGTTTGGGCAAAGAAGTAATCTTCCATAATTGATAATGGGTTATATGAAGCGTCAACAACTTTTGTACCACCACCACTCATATTTGGAATACGTGTTTGGTGTACTTCGTTTTTAACTCTTTCCACAAAGCCCATTGCCTTGTGTGCTGGCATGTTACCAACATCAATATAAAATACTCTACGTTCTGGTGCACGTTGTACACGATAGATAATAATACTGTCTTCTAATAATTCTTTTTGTTTATATACTTTAAATACTGGTTCTAGTATACTGTCACCAAATGGCCAGTTACTGTTCATTCCATCACTTAAACTAACATGTACTATATGTTTTGAATCTACTGCAAACTCTGAATTTTGTCCGCCTGATGAATTTGGTGTTACAATTCCTGCATTTCCTTTGCCAACTGTATAACCTGTTGTTGGATTTACCGCAGTTGCATCAGAATGTTTTTTAGTATCAGTTGCAACCATGTCTTGTAAATTAAGTGCAATATTTTTAATAATGTACTGATCAATTTCTCTGCCTTCGCTTTCGTTAACAATAGCTTTGGCAACATCGCCTGGTTGAACAAATATAAGTTTATATGTTTCTGGATCTCTAATAAAAAACTGATCACCGTATTTGATACATGATCTAAACATAGTAAATATTCTACGTTCGAGATTATTAATATTAACCCATTGTCTTAGTGTGGTTTCTAATGCAGTTACTTCCGAATCTGTTGGAGTTGTTTTATAGTTGATTTCAAAAGGCAAACTTGATTCTGGATCTACTTGTGTACTAAATTCTGCAATAGTATCTAATGCCGCATTAATTTCACTGTCTTGATCCATTTGATCATACTGTGTATAACGCTCAATACGATTCGGTTGGCCCGAATATACTTCTGGTAACCAACTTTGCCAGCGGTTTGTTTTAGCATTACCACTGCTACTGCCAGATGGGTCGTATTTTGTAAAGTGTTTTTTCCAACTCATAATGTGTGCCTTTTATTGTATTTGTATTTATCCATCTCTTATTGATGTAATCCTGCCGCTAAGTTATATTGATCATTCATATCATTTCTATTTTCTATTAATGCTCTATCTTCATGTACTTTTATTTGTTTTTGAATTGCATCATATTCTAATTGGCTATTCTTCATCATTGCAGAAATCAAATCAGGTCTACCTGCAGCCATTTTATTACTAATTGTACGCTCTTTCATAAGTTCTGTCAACCTATCTTTTAGTTCAGGTAACGTAAGTTCGGCTATTTCTGCTAATACTAATTGATTTGAGCCCGAATCTGGCGTTATTGTTTCAGTGGCACTTGCATTTTCTGGTGATACAGATGAATTTTCTGCATCGTCATCATTTGTTTGATGATATTGTTTAGCCCAGCTATCAAGAAAGCTACGTGACATATCATTTGTATTTTCTTTATACTCGTCTGTGGTATTAATGTCGTTTATTTCAACTGATTGTGCAGAATTTTCTGCTGCGTCAATACTGCCTTCATTGGATGTTGTTTCTGGGTTTTCTTGTCTATAGTCTTTAAATAGATCAGCAAAGAAACCTGCACCACTGGCTAGCATTTCTGTTGTAAGTTTTAATTTATCAGCTAGGGTCTGCATATCCAGTGTAATAAACTCTTGTGCAGTTAAAAATGCTTTTGACATATTATTCATTGCAACTGTTGCCGTGCCTGATTCAGCATAGAGTTCTTTTAGTCTTGCTGATTCTTCTTCCAGTTCTACTCCGTCTAGTCCTGCCATATTTTTCATAATTAAAATAATAGTATCTTGAAAGTCTTGAGCTCCGCCTAATAATGTTCCAGTGGCTGCGGATGCGGCCAACTTATCTAAGTCTGCTGATTTAAGAATATCAAAAATCATAGTAGCTGAAATTTCTCCATTAGATGCTTCTGCTTCTCTAACTGCGTTATTAATATCATCTAGCATATTTGGTGCAATTGCTTCAATTAGTGCTATTGCGTTTTCATCAATACCTGCCAATACTTGTGTAATATTAAAATTACTCATATCTCCAGAAAACTGAGATGTTGCTCTAGCAAGTGCTAATTGTATATTGTCTACTAAATTTGAAGGACCAATACCTTGAAACAATGATAATTGTTTAGTTAAATCTCCTACAACGGCAGCTGTATCTTCCATTCCTCGGTCTTCTAACGTTGATAAACCTGCTGCTAAATTTACATCACTTAATGCAGATAGCATTTTATTCATAGCTTCACTTCTACTTAAGGCTGTTAGGTTTGCTACTGCGCCTGCTTCCATTACTAGATTTTGAAAACTAGATTCTAACTCTTCGCCACCGTTTGCTAGTTTTCTATCTAATGAACCAGTTAAACGTTGAACTTCTATATACCCTGCATATGTGTTTAATAATTCTTTATTTGTTAATCCCAAGTCTCCTAGCTCGTCTACGCTCAGTTCTACTCTCTTAAATAATTTCATCATTGTTTGAGAACCTTTTGATACATCTCCGCCTAGGCCTACCATTGTTCCGCCAAAGTTAGCAACTGTTTCTGAAAAGGTTTTATATGTTAGTCCTGATTGAAAAGCATCTGTATACAACTCATTAAATGCATCAGCAGTGTCAAAAACAACTGCACCACTGTCTATCATACTTTTTTGTACTTCTGCAAATTGTTCAAACTTGGCTGCATTCCAACCTGCCCATGCTAAACCAATATCCACTGCAACGTTGGCCATTTGCTTTCCTGTGGTCTTCATAAAGTGTTTAAATGGACCATCTAGTTCTGAAGCTGCTGCAGTTAATTTACCATCGGTTCCTTTTAATTTGTTTACTACTGTTTCTGTTACTTTTACTAAGCTGGTTAATGGCTTTTCTGAATCACCAAAAAATCCTGCGGTATCTCTTACTGCTTGAGCACCTTTTAATAATAAACTTGTTCTTGCTTTACCTTCTTTTTGATTTACGTCTGCATTGTTTATTCCAATTTGTGTATTTGTTTTAACTGCGTCAATTATCTCATCATCTAGATCTTTATTCTTTGTTACTGTGCTCATTAACTTGCCAGTAAGTTTTACAGCATTAGCTGACTGATTGGCTAATGCTGATAATGTGGATTCACTAGCCCAAGCAGGAATTTCAAGTGTATCTTCACCTACTGGTATATTATATTTTTTATCTGCCATTAAAATGCTCCTTCTGTTCGCCAGTTGCTAGTAAATGAATTACTACCGGGTGCTTGTGCTTTATAATCATTATCTTTTTCTTGTAGTCTAATTAGATACTCCCTCGAGTCCCTTAATCTATCTTCTAACATCAGATACTGTGTTTCTATTGCTGATATTTGATCTTCAGTCATAAACTCTGTCTGTCCTTCAATTATTTCGCCTGCATCATTTTTCCAATTTGGATTTTCAAATTTGTCACGTCTAATAAATTCACCGTCTTCATTCTCAAGAAGGTTGCCTTCGTCGTCGATCTCATAAAGTAGACCTCTGTTGCCTTCGATTTCTGATGCTAAAGTATCTATGTGTTCGTTTACACGAGTTATTGCGTTAGTTATATTATATTCGTTGACTTCGGCTAATCGCTTTTGGATGTTTTCTTCCTTCATCTCTGCAACGCCTTCTTCCCATCGTTCTTCGTTTCCAAATGCTCTACTAATTGCACTACCAAAATTCATAACACCATCTGACAGCACACTAAATCCATGTCCCATTGCAGAAAATCCAGGTGTTAATAATTCTTGTGCATTTTGAAATGCAATTGCCATATTATTCATTACTTCAATGCTGGCATCTGATTGATCGGCATAATTAGCAAAGAAATCAGTACTTAATGTATCTAAGTCTGCTCTTAAAAATTCCGTACCACCTGCAGCAGTTTTGGCTGTAGAAATGAGATCATTGTATTTCTGAAGTTGAGGATCGTTTCCTGTTACTACCATCTCTGAATTTTTTAAAAGCCTAAATATTTCTCTGTACGCTTCAATTGTTTCTTGTTCGTTTTTAAATTGCCCTGTACCTAATTTTTCTACAAAGCTAATTATTTCTGCTGATGCTCCTGGAGTTGATTGTAAAGTCTTTATCCATTCTTCACTAATATTATTTGCTGCAGAATCGTCATATGAAATATCACCTACAAATCCTGCTATCATTTCTTCCATAAACATTGCAAAGTCTGATCCCATAAGTGCTTCATTCATTACTCTAACAGTACCCACTGCGTCATTGATATTTGCCTCTGCAGCCTCGCCGTATGTTTCTTTAATATGTTCTGCATTTTGTATCATTGCTACTCTTATATCAACATTTTGTCTTGCTTCGTCTCTGAGTCTAAGTGCTTCTTCTCTTTGCATGCCAAATGCATTAGCAGTAAACAACGCAACATTGTTTGCTGTTCTATACGATTCAATTACTCGTTTTTTAGTCTTGTCATTCATAGCAGTAATCTCGCCCAACTCATACAACGTTTGTATTTCTTGTCCAATAAATCTTGTTTGGTCTTGTATACCCATTCCAAAATCTCTAAAAGTTTTATCAGAATCAATTTCTTTTGCAAATTCGGCCATCCTTAATGCACCTGCAAAAGCACTACCTTCGGCTTGTGTAATAAATGATTTTGTTTCAGACATTACATCTTCAAAATCTTTTAAGCCCATTCCTAAATCACGAGTTGCATATCTTAAATTACTCCAATGATCTATGTCAGAAACTACTGCACCAAATTCAATTAGTTTTCGTGCTTGCTTTTCTTGTTCTGTTAATAATTTTGCGAATGTTACACCAAGTCCTGTTGCAACTACAAGAGGAGTACCGGCATGCCTAGCTACTCCTTTTACTATTGCGGCAAATTTACCCATACCAAAGCCCATATTAGATACACCAATACCTGCATTTGCTAATAATTTAGCTGCTTCGTGAGATATTTCTGCTACTGCATTGGCTGGGTTAGCATCTGCTATAATCCTTGTTAATGCTCCTTGCCCAATTACCAATGTTTTTAATGTCGCTGTTCCGGCTTTGCTGGCTTTTCTTTTACCTGTCTTAGTTTCGCGAGCCATTTCTTTTATAGCTGCTGCGTCTTTTTTACTTAAAACGGCCGCAACGGTACCCATATGAATATTTTGTTCTTGCATATTACCATTTACTTTTTGCATTGTATCCTCGGATGCCCAAGGGTACATGTTATAAATGGCGTTGATTATATCTTGATTCATGCTATTCCTATTATATGGTATTTTAATTCAGATAAATACTATTGTACATATACTACTATTTATGGAAATCATAATGTAAGTATATAATTGGAGACGTAAAATATGACAAACCCATTAATTCAAGCATATAGAAAACCTGCTTTGTACATTCCATTACCAAGTAAAGGTGAGTTTTATAAAACAAAACCTAAACTTAGTATAGATGGCGAGCTGGCAATATATGCCATGACAGCAAGGGATGAGCTTATAACTAAAACACCAGATGCTCTGTTTAACGGAGAAGCTACAATAAGTGTGATTAAAAGTTGTTGCCCTGACATTGATGAACCAAAAACAATGCCAGTAAGCGATCTACTTGTAATCTTAGTAGGGATTAGACAAGCAAGCTATGGTAAAAATATTGACATGGATGTTAAATGTCCAAAATGTGATTTTGATAATCAACTATCACTGGACGCAAACATTATGTTAGCAAAGGCTAAACCAAACCCAGTCGAAAGAAGTGTTACATTGCCTAGTGAATTTAAAATTGTATGTAATCCATACACGCTAGAAGATAGAACTATGCTCCAGATTCAACAAATTAAACAAAATAAAATGATACAAGGATTAGCAAGTGATAAACTTGATGATACTATGCGTCAAGAATTGTTTGGAAAAACATTTGTTGAAATTGCAGAACTTACAGTCAGTTTAATTACTAACAGTATTGTAAGTGTTCAGGGTAAAGAAACAGATTTAATCGAAGACAAAGAAATGATTCGCGAGTGGTTACAAAGTATCACTAAGTCAGATTATGAAGCAATTAGAACTAAGGTAGAACAATTAAGTGAAAGCGGATTAGAAACCGAATTTACTGCTAACTGCCAAAGTTGTAGTCATAGTTGGAAAACTGGTGTAGACTTGGACATCGCAAATTTTTTCGGGGGCTGATAGCTTCTCGTCAGCCCGAAGAAATCGTAGCATTAATAGAACGTTATAACAACAACCTAAAAGCTATAGAAGGAAGTTACCTTGACATAGTAATTCGTAGTGACGGTGCAGTCAGTTATCAAGACATTATGACTATGCCTGTTGATGCTATTAAGTTGTTAGTGGAACGTATGAATGCTAGGGTTGAGGATCTTAACAAAGCCAGAAAAGGCAGTAGACGTTAATGACCCATTATTAGTTTGTAATACTCTTCGGGCCAACTATTATAATATTTAGTATTATCGTGTAAGTGTTTACGCTTTTCTAACAGATCATCTGCACGTTGAATAAAAACACAATCAGTAAAATTCTTAACAAAATGACCACTTTGTCTTGTACTAGTAAAGTATAATAAATGTGGATTCTTTTTTCTATACTCCTCGCAAATTTTTTCTATAGGAGTAATATCATCAATATCACCTAACCAAACAATTCCCATTTGGAATGTTTTGTAATCAAAGTTATCCATTACTGTGATATCTGTTCTGCCATCGAGAAATTGTAATGCTCTTTTAATTCTGGCACTTTTTGCATATGGACATACAGGATATCCATCATCTTTTAGGGGTTCAACTTGCTGTTCAGCAAACTGTAAAAATTTAGTCTGAAATTCGTCCAACGTCATAATATGGTTTATTTGCTTTCATGTAATTGATGTCTACGACATCATCAGTTTCACAAAGCTAACGCTTTGTTCACTGTTTATGCTTACGCTTCTTAATGTTAGTTAATTGTAATTTAAAGTAAACATTATGTCTTACTGCTATTTATGTGATTGTAAGATGGTTACTTGGCAAGATATTTTATTCACACTTAGCCTACTACGGGCCAAGTGTAAAATGAGTTCTTGGCATAGAACAGCACCCACAACACCATAGTAAACCTAGTTTAACACCTAGGAAGGGCGGTTATGCTGTACCCTTATTACATACTGCTTTATTAACGCAGAAACATCCGGAGCCATGGTATCGACTTTTGGACTATCCTCAAGTTACGAGCGTTCGTAGAGCTTGATCATTTTGATTTGTCAAATCAGTGTATTGACATTTGTAGGCACACCAGTATCCAGTCACGTGAATGCGTAACCTCAAGGTGAGTCGACCATCGCCGACCAAACGGAGCCTTGTTGCCTTTATTAGTTTTTGTTAGCCTGAGTGTGTTTTAAACTTGCCGGTAATTGCTTGACTTTATGTCGATGTGAGTTTTTATATTAGTAATTATCTGATGCTTTAATTATTTGCTTCAAATAAAGTTAAAACGCTAATTCTTGTTATAATAACAAAAAAGTTATACGTTGTCAACCTTTTTTCAAATGTTCTGTAAGAATTTTTGAACTTCCTACTCTTACATTTATTATTCCGTTGTAGTACTCATCTGTTTCAAGTACTCTACGGTCAAATTGTTCTTTTGCTTCCATATAACTTAGTACACCTCTGCTAGGACAATAATGTAATATTTCTCTAGTAAAGTTTTCTGCACCAAATGTTAGTACATCTGCATTTAAATGATCTGAAGAACCCCAATAGTCTCTCCAGTCACTTTCTTTTGTGCCACGTCTTTTGTTTTTCTTTCCTTTAAGAGGTGGCTTTGTAGTTTTAAATTTTGCTAGTTTCTTACCAATATACTTTTTATTATTAGTAAGATTTGTAATTAGATAAACAAATCCTTCGCAGTCAGCAGGAAGCTCGTTTACAACTTCTTTGTTGTAAGTCCACGGGCATTTATCACTGCTCTTCTTTGATCCACTCATGTACTGCTTTCCTAATTAACTCTATTGTATCTATACCTAACTCTTGTTCGTTTATTGTTTCTGGTGCATGCAATAATACAATACTTGCATCTACTATTTCTAGTTCGGGTTGAAATTCTTCTTTGGCTATATGGTTATGCATCAATAACTTCTATTTCGGTATTAAATGTAGTGAAGCCATTTTCTTTAGTGACTTGCAACACACTTTGTACACGACCTACAAGTTCATCACGGTGTGAAATAAGTAAAATATTCTTTTCTCTGTCACGTTCCATTTTCTTTAATACGCCCAATGCACTTTCAACACCAATTGTGTCCATACCACTATCAACTAATTCATCTATACAAACAAAGTTAATAGGATGATTCATACTTTCAAATACATCACGAAAACTCCAACTTAGTCCAAGTATTAATCTATTACGTTCACCTCTTGACAAGTTATCAAAATCTAAGTCTTGTCCAAGTTGTGTAATTGTTACAGTTAAGTCACTTTGGAATTGTACTTCGTGTGGTAAGCCCAAACGTGTAATATAGTATTCTAATCTTTGATTTAAGAACTGTAAGTTTTGCTCAATAATCTTTTTACGAATAAAACTATCTTTGTTTGTAAGTAGTTTCAATAAAAAGTCTTGATGCTCTCTTAGTTCTTCTAATCTATTTACTTCTGCCCAATTTACTTCTTGTAGGCCAGTTTCTTTTAGACTGTCAATTTGTTCTATGTATGGATTAGTTTCTTCTTTAGCATTGCTTAACGCAGTTTGTAACTTATCCATTTTGCTTTGATGTTTGTATGCTTCTTGTAATGTGTTATACTCTGTGCGTGGTGCAGTACCTAACTCTCCTAAGTCTGCAATTGCAGTATTGTATTCTGTAATCAATTGATTATCATCGTCAATGTGTTTTTGACTTTCATCTACAAGTTCTGTTTTTTGTATTACAATTTTATCATGTTGTTCGTCGTGTATTTCTTGTCCACACGCATAACATTTGTGTTCTAATGTTGAATCTAGATCAGTTTGTGCTTTAGTTAAACGTTTGTTCTCACGCTCAATGCTACTTGTTAGTCTGGCAATCTCAGCAGTTAATGTATCTATTTGATTCTTTTTTTCGTTAAATTTTGTAAATTCTTCGTGTGCTTGTATTTCAATATCAATGTCGATATGTTCTAGTGCAGCCAGTTCGCTAGTGCTTTCTTGTATGCGTTCTTGTAATTGTGTAGTCCAAGTTTTTTGTCTACGCTCTAAATCTTTAATGCTATTGCCAATACGTTCGTTAGCATCTTCTATGCCTTTGATTCTAAATGTTTCTTCTGTAATTCTGTCTTTAGTACCTTTAAGTAATTCTTTTAGTATGTCTGCCTTCTCACTAAGTTTAGTAATACCCAACAACTGCTCAATCATTTCACGCTGATCATTTGCTCGCATACTTAAAAATGGATCAGTGTAAGTGTTTAATGCAACAATATGTTTAAACATTGTATGACTCATACCAAGTAGTTGTTCAATTACATGTTGACTTTGTCTACCTTCGCCTTGCATCTCATCTGTTATGCCTTCGTTGTTGTCTACATCGTTGATTAGATATTTAAATATATTAGGTTTACGTCCACGCTCAATTCTATATGGTGTACCATTTACTTCAAAGTCAACAGTAACCATCATATTTTTATTATTAGTTTTGTTAACTAGATTATCTTTTTTAATATTATAAAGTGCGGCACCATATAATGCATAACTGAGTGCGTTAACAATAGTAGTTTTACCTGTACCATTACGTGAGCCATCGCCACCCAAGTCCAAGTTGTTACCCAACACAAGTGTTAAGCCTGCGTTGTCAAAGTGAACTGCCTGTGTGACATTGCCCACACTCATAAAATTCTTTACGGTGATATTTTTAATTGTTAGCATGTTTAAGTTGTTAGTCCTGTATAAATGTCTACTAGTATTTGTTTCTTAATAGTATCGCTTTGTACTGATTCAAGCTGCGATAATACAATAGTGTCTACATTTTCTACTTGAATGTCTACACCTTTATTCCAGTCTTGTGTGTGTTCTTCTTTTTTACTTGGCATAAGATTAATCTCACGCAAGTCATATTGTTTAGCAAATGTTTCTTTAATAAAGTTTGCTTCTTCGTATGTAATACCAACATCCAAACTAACACGAGCATGTGTTTTATTACCCAAGTATTTGTCTGGATTATCAATTAGTTTACTTAATGTCAGTGTTCGATACTTTGGTGCATCTGGCCATGCCAAATATTCAATAGTACCATCCCAATCTAAAAATGTACAACCTCTGTCATCGTCCCATGCATCAGCATAGTTATGTGGGAAACAGTTTCCTGGGTAAATTACATTACCACGTTTTTGTCTTTTGTGAAAGTGTCCACTAAACACCATTTCGGGTTTTGCTAAGTCTTCTGCTTTTAATCCACCATGGTCTGGCATTTGTACAAGAGCATTCATATAAAATTGTGGTAACTCAAAGTGACCAAACATAAATTTACATTCAACTTCTTTTAGTTTCTTCCACTCGTCATCACATAGCCAAGGAATAAATGCAACACCATCTTCAATAAACATGTCTTTGTTTATCATACGCAATTTAGGAAAATCTTCAATCATTGATAAACTGTGTATCTCACGCTTTTCTCTATAATATAGATCGTGATTACCAGTAATCATAATAACTTCATCAAAGCTATCATTTAGTCTGCGTAAATTACTTGTGGTATAGTTTAGGGTACTAACATTAATACTTGCACGATTGTGATGCCAATCACCTAAGAAGAAACATTTTTTAATGCCTCGCTTATGTGCTTCGTCAATCATCCATATAATAAAATCTTCACAATCCTGATTGTGATATCTACTGTTATTCTTCATGCCGAAGTGTATATCAGTAAAAATTACTGCCTTATCAAAAAACATTTATTCTCCAGTTTCTTCAGTATCTAAATCTGATGTATCATAAGTCGTTACTTTTAATGTAGGGTTGTTTAATTTTTTCTGTGCTTCATTTCTAATATGAGCTTCCCACTCTGCATTAAATGTTCGTGTGCTACTTGGATTTAATCCTTCTTCTTCTAGTAAATCGTCTCTAATATTTTGACTACGTTTTTCTAAATTTAAAACTCTTGTAAAACTATTGTTAATTGCCGCAGTATAATATGCAAATGGATTCTGTGATTTAAGTTCATTAAACTGTAATCCAATTTGTGCTAGTTGCAATAATGCTTGTCCACGCATCTCGTCTACATATGTGTAACCTCTCCAGTTACCACGCATGCTATAACGTTCGCATAGTTTAATATACATTTTTGCTAACATGTCCGTTGTTTGTCCATGATGAACATTAAAATGTCCATTATCTTTACCACCGTCCCAATGACTACGTGCTACTTCTGTCCAATCACCCTCAATTACAGCATAGTGCTTAAAAGGAGGAAAGTTACATTTGGAATGTAAGTCAGCTTCTGTTTTTGGTTTGTTTTTTCTATTTTCTTCTGGAATATGGTCAAATGTCATTACCCTTACTACAATGTCATCATCATTAATAGTTTCAACATCAACGGCAAAATCAGCAGCTCTTGGCTTAGTTTTTTTACCTGTTAATCCTTGTTCCCATCGAGCTACTTCTGCCTGATGTGCTATTTTTTGTAGTCTTGTTGCACGGTTTTGTTTTGCCTCTGCAACTGCTTCAGGGGTAATCTCATCAAATCCAGTTACGATCAAATCGTAATGCGTATAGTTTTCGTCTCTACTCCAACAATACGTCATTTTACTGTTATGTATTTCTCTTAACAAATCTTTGTTTGTTAAGTAAAAATTCTTCTTTGGTTTATTCATATTTGAGATTTTCCTTTATGTAGTTAGTATTATACGGCATAAGTTGTGGTAGTGTCAACCGGTTTTTTTAATTTGATAAATACTACGAACGGAGAAGTAATTATGTTAATTGAACATGTTTTAAAAGAGGGAGTTGACAACATAGCTGTATTTTACGGCGGTCGTTTCCAACCTATGCACCAAGGACATCACGATGTTTATAAACATCTGGTTCAAAAGTTTGGTGCGGATAATGTATTTATCGCCACAACATTTAGTCAAAAAGCAGTCAAGGCCCATTCGCAGGGCGACTACAGTAGCGATCCTTTTACATTTGATGAAAAGGCAAGCATTATGAGTAAGATGTTTAATATACCAGGAGATAAAATTATCAAAACAAATCCATACAGACCAGATATGGATGCTGCTGGTAGAGACCCAAATACTACTGCACAAATACTTGTATACGGTGAAAAAGATGCAAATAGACTTGCTACAGGTGGTGAAGGGTTCTTACATAAGTTACCAAATGATATGAATGAATTAATTCCAACTGCACAAGAAAGAGGTTACGTATACGTAGCACCTCTTATGCAAGGTGGAATGAGTGCAAGCGACTTTCGTGCAACTATGTCAAGCGAAGGCGAAGAAGAAGCTAAAAAACAAGCATTTACTAAGTTTTTTGGCAAATACAATGAACAGATTTTTAAATTCATAGAAGAGAGGTTAACATAATGGCAGGCGTAACAAATAAAGCAAAATTAGTATTAAAAGAAAAAGGTAAACCTTTTTTTACATTTGGATTACTTAACCCCTTAACACAAGATGGTGGTGTAGTGTTTCCACTAACGCCAACTATTCAAATGTCTCACAGTGCAAACTATGGAACATATGATGTAGCTGGTTCAATTTATCAACAGAATTACTACATGAATACACCAAACCCTCCAATGTCAGTAACTGCATTATTTCCTGCTAACACAGAAGAAGAAGCAAGATACGCCGCTGCTGCTATACATTTTTTTAGAGTTTGTACAAAATCAGACTTTGGATCACAAGCAGGACCAACTGCAGGTACTCCACCACCAATACTAAAATTTAGTGCATATGGTAGTGTACATGCAACTAATATTCCAGTTGTGATTAGAAACTTTACATATACATTACCAGAAGACACAGATTATGTGGAGTTTGAACAGAACGGCGAAATGCATTCAGTACCTACACTATCATTGTTATCGGTTGAATTAGTTCCACAACTTCCACCAAAAGCAGTTAAAGATAATTTTAACATACGAACTTTTGCAAGTGGAACTTTAATGAAGGGTGGCAACTCGGGAGGATTTATTTAATGGCAACATACAGAACAGATAGTTTATACAGAGATACAAAAATTACTAACAATCAATATTTAGATGAGCTTACTATTGATAATATTGATGTAAAAAATACAACAACTAAAACTATGACATTAAACGAAAAATATGATGAAAAACCTGATTTGTTAGCATATGATTTATATGGTAACGCAAAACTATGGTGGGTGTTTGCAATATTTAATCAAGACGAATTAGCTGATCCAATTTTAGATTTTAAAGCAGGGTTAAAAATTAAAGTTCCTGCAAGGTTCTCATAACATGTCAAGTAACGGCACACTTGCGGATAGAAACAACAATCCAGGAAACATTAGAACAAGCGGAGACAACTGGCAAGGCAGCAGTGGCGAGAATGGTGGCTTTGTTAATTTTACTAATGCCGAGTACGGTGTACGAGCAGTTGCAAAGAATTTATACACAAGTCAAGAAAAACATGGAAATAATTCAGTAGCAGCCATTATTAGTCGTTGGGCACCACCAGGTGAAAATCCCACAGATGCATACATAAGCAAAGTAGCAAAAGATTTGGGTGTCGGTGCATATGATGACTTAGGCAGTTTACGAGATAATCCACAACTAACCGCAGACCTAATAACGTCAATGGCAGATATGGAAGGTGCTAGTACAGGACCTAATGGAAAATTCACCGACGAAGTTGTTGTACAAGGTGTTGCTATGGCAAATGGTACACCTGCATCAGAGATTACATTTGCAGAACAGCCTACAGATTTTGATGACAGTCAATATGGATATGAGCAAGCATCGGGAGTTGACCAACTCTATGCAGAAAATGTAGAAGTAGCAGATGTTCAAAGAACAATAGACTTAGCCCAGTTAGATAGTACAGTTACACCAAATTGGTTAAGCACAGTAGATAGTCCAACATACAGATGGACATTATATCTTGTAAACAATAAAATTTGGGATAATCCAAATTTAATTGGCAACGACGATGCCGCATTAAATAATTCCCAAGCATTTATTATTGCTAAACAAGGTGCTGAAAGTGAATTCAGTGTAGATAACTTTTTATCTCTTGCAAGAATCACGCCAGGTCAGCGACATGGTAATACTACACCGGGTGTAATTCAATTTGATTTATTTGAAAGTTTAGGATTTACATTCATGGACAAAGTGTTAACTGCTGGTAAGTCTCTCGGCAAGCCTGCTAATCTATACTCACAAAACTTTATATTAAAATTAGAATTTTTAGGAAGAGATCCAGTTACTTCCGGAAGTGTTCCTTTTCCTGGTGTATTTTTATACCCAGTTAAGTTTAATCAAATTAGAAGTCAAACTGGACCAGAAGGAACAAGATATAATATTATTGCATGGTCAAATCTTAAACATGCACAAACAGAATCAGTTACACATACAGATGTAACCGTAGAAAATTTTACAACAATACAAGAATATGCTTCGTCAGTAGAAACCTCAATTAACCAATCCGAAATTGATGCTATGTCTGCCGAAGCAAAACAAATGAGCTTAATACCACCAAGGCAAATTAAAATATTATTTGATCCTAACAGTGCATTAGCACAACCAAGAGACGATGATAGAAAAATAGACGGCAACCATTTGAGAAATTTTAACTTGGCTGTTAAAGCATGGGCAGGAACAACTGACACTGCAAGCAGTAATAGAACAGGAGCTAATCCACATGATGCTGATACAAATGTCATTACAATTGAACGAGAAACTGGAATAGGACCAAAACTAGCACAAGACATAAAAAACAATTGCCCAGCATGGGATGAATGGGTATTAGAGGCAACAAAGTATGGATACACACCAAATATAGTAGTTGATCCTGTAATATCATATCCCGAGATAAAACAAAATCACCAATTGTATGGAAATGTAGAACCAGTATTAATTACATATATTATTAAAATTAATATGAATAGAACAACCTTTCCTGGTAGTATTTCTGAAGGAAATGAAAATTTAGTTGATTCGGAATATCAAGTAAACAGATTTAAAACACTAGCAATTGAAAAAAGCTATTCTTATCTCTACACAGGAGTAAATACAGAAGTAATAAACTTTCAATTAGATGTACAAAATTTATTCTTTGTAATAGATCAACCAGGATCAGGAACATTTGTAGCAGGCAGAACCTCAGAAGGTAAACAACAGTTTTCACCTGCTGAAATATCTGATTCATTATTTTTATCAGATATAAAACAATCATCAGTTGAACTAGGATATTTTAATCCAGTGCTTGGTGGTGTTGCAAAAGCAGACTCAGGACCAGAAGCACAGGTAAATGAATATACATACAATACAAATTCAGCAATAGCACGTAGATTACAAGATATGGCTAAAAGAGAATATGACTCATTGAATTTTACTATGGAAATTAAAGGTGACCCACATTGGATGGGTAACATGCAAGCAACTATTTTAGGTAAGTTAGAAACACCAGATTATTCAGTACAAGATGGACTAATAACATTCTTACAGTTTAATCCCAATGCTGACAAATTATTACAAGAACAAGTCAAGGGAGAAATAGACCCAATAAGTACAGGAGTATACAAATTAACCAGTGTAGAAAGTAGATTTCAAAATGGTCGATTTACACAACAATTAAATGGTATTAAAGATGTTAATTCAAATACAGCTTTACTACTTCCAAAAATAATAGAACTATCAGGAGAATAATATGGCATTAATGAAACACGACGGTGTACACGTTTCGAGACGAGGAACACAACATAACCAATCGAGTATTAACACACTCAGTGGAATATATGTTGGCGAAGTAATAGACAATACTGATAGTTTATACACAGGTAGAATAACTGTACGCATATCTGAATTTGGTTCAAAAGATTCAACAAGAGTATGTTTATTGGCTACACCATATGGTGGGCACACAAAAATACAAGACAGTGGAGATGATGAAACAAAAGAAGCACAAGCACCAACAAGTTATGGATTGTGGCCACAACCGCCAGAAGTAGGAACAAATGTTGTTATAGCATACACTGGTAGTATCGAACAAGGTATTGTAATGGGGTCGTTAATTGCAAAAGATAGAAATGCAATGATGGGTGGTAGAGCAAGTGGACAAGTATATACAGATGACGGCACTTCTTGTGGACCAGCAGTAGAAAAAAATGCAAAGGATACAAACGATGCTGATACTAAACCAGTAGATGAGTATTTTCAATCAGTGTTAAATCAGCAAGGTCTAAGTTTAGATTATGTTAGAGGACACAGTCAAAGTAGTGCTAGGAGAGAGTCGCCAAGTAAGGTATTTGGTATTACAACACGTCAAGGACATGTACTTACATTAGATGACGGCGATAGTAACAATTCTAGTAACAATATTAGATTGCGAACTAAAAGTGGTGCCCAACTTTTAATGGATGACAGTAATGGTTTTGTTTTTATTACAAACCAGTCAGGCGATGCTTGGATCGAAATGGACTTTGCAGGTCACATAGATGTTTATAGTAAAGCAGGTATCAGTATGCACACTGAAGGTGATTATAACGTACATGCCAAAGGCAGTATTAACATGCAAGCAGAAATAGGTGTAAACATAAAAAGCACAGGCGGTGATGGAATAAAATTAGAAACAACACAAGGTGCAATTGATGTATATAGTGCATTAGATATGAACTTGCAATCAGCTACTAATTATAATTTACTAGTAGAAGGTAATCAAGTTATTACTGGTACACAAATAGATATGAACCCATCAAAAGAAGCAGCGCCGGCAACAAAAACTCCAATACAAAATCAAATATCAAACACTAACATAAAAACAAGTACTGCAAGTAGAGTACCAGAAAAACATCCGTGGCAAGGAGTAAGCGGCGTAGAAGAAACATTTACATCAGGTAAAGGAAATATTTTATAATGCCAAGTTTTAATTTACAATCAACAGTTGATAGTAAAAATCTTATAGATTATAGTTTGTTTACTGTAATTGATAGCGATGCAGTGAATACTCTTATACCCTTGTCTGAACTTGAAGCAAGCGATAAATTAATTAATGCTAAAATAAGAAGCATTAAATGGATTGGGTACAATAAAAATTCAGTTATTGGATATAAAAGAACTGTAGGATTAAACGGCAATGGCTTAACAGAAGCTGAAGCATATACAATTTGGATAGAAGAATTCAAAGACAAAGAAAGAGCGTTTAAAAAACAATTTCCATTAACTTCGTTAACACAAACACAATATGATGCTATGTTAAGTTTGTATGCAGACACAGGAACATTTTCACGTGTAGGCAAAGCAACAAGACAATTTGAAATATTTGATTTTGTCACAGATAAAAAATGGGATTATGTAGCAACTGCATTAACACTAAGTGGTGCCGACAGACTTAACCGACAAGTAGATGCAAAAATATTAATGCTTGGAGATTACGGAACATACAGAGATAGAAGTTACATTAAAGAAGATGGCATACAAGAACTTTTAAAAGAATACATTACTAACCAAATGAATGACGAACAAAGAAGTCAAGCAGAATATGTTTATTATGCAGAAACAAAAAGATTCTTGCCAAACATGACTGAGAGTAGAAAAAGGCTTTTAGCAAAACAACTCAGTTAACTCATTACAAAATAATTTAAATACTATTATAATGCAAGGAAAATAAACTTGAATAAAAGCGTTTTACTACTTAATGCTGATGGGCAACCATTATCACAAATGCCACTTAGCACAGTCAGTTGGCAAGATGCAATTAAGGCCATGTGGTCGGAAAAAGTACACGTAATTAAAAATTATGATGATGAGTTTCTCCGGTCACCAACAGTAACTATTCCATACCCAAGCATTATTATGCTTAACACTTATCACAAGCAACCCTCCAAAGCAAAATTCACTCGTAGAAATTTATATGTCAGAGACAAATACTGTTGCCAATACTGTGGCGACAGGTTTGTTTACAATGACTTAACAATTGATCATGTTATTCCAAAGTCAAAAGGTGGAAGACTAACATGGGAAAACAGTGTTACTGCTTGTGGTCCATGCAATGTAAAGAAAGGCGATAGCTTATATCCTTTACCTATGCAACGACCAACACACCCTTCGTGGTACCAAATAAACTATGCTTACCAGCATCATACACTAATAATACCCGATGCAGCTTGGCAAAAGTACATACATTGGCAAGAAGATAAGCTAATTATAGAACCATTATCTACTTAGTTAATCTTTTGCATAAATAGTTGTATGAGCAATATATTTGGATATACAACAATTAACGAATCTTACACAAGTAAAAATCTGAGTGGCTTAGAATTAGCCAAACAGGATCTAATAAACCATTTTCATATACGTAAAGGAGAGAAATGGACAGACCCTACGTTTGGGTGTGACTTGCCTCTTTATATATTTGAACCACTAGATCAATCAACTCAAGACGATATTAATCAAGAAGTTTATAGGGTAATAAGTTACGATCCTAGATTTCAAATAGTTGACACAAATATAAGAGTCGTGCAAGAAGCACACTCAGTAACAGTTAATGTAAAATTAAATTACTTACCAACAACAACTGCAACCGACTTGCAGATCAAATTCGATAGAGAATTTATAGAAAACGCAGAGTTTTAATTATGGCACAAAAATCAAGACAAAATAAACTTTTTGCGGCAGAAGACTTTACAGTAATCTACGAATCATATGTTAATGCAAACTTTCAAGCATTTGACTTTGATACTATTAGAACTGCAATGGTTGACTATGTACGCAATAATTATCCAGAAAATTACAATGACTGGATAGAATCAGCTGAATTTGTATCACTACTAGATGTAGTTGCACAGTTTGGACACAACTTAGCATATCGAGTAGATATGAATGCTAGGAATAATTTTTTAAGTACAGCACAAAAACAAGAGTCAATTTACAAGTTAGCAGAGTTTTTAGGATATCAGCCAAGACGCAATGTGCCAGCGTACGGTGAACTAAAAGTAGTAAGTGTTAAAACAAACGAAAATATTATTGGAAGTGATGGAACAAGTTTAGGCGGGCGAGATATTAAATATGAAATCTCAAACAATATTAATAACTTAGATGATTTCATTACAGTACTGAACTCTGTATTACAAAATAGTAATCGTTATGGTAGTCCAAAAAAGTCAGTAGTAATTAATAATATCAAAACAGATTTTTATGATCTTAATAATACACCCAATCAAATTAAATTTGATGCACAAGGATCAGTATTAGGATCATCTGCACCCTTTAATATTATAAGCAGTAACTATGATAACGACACAAGAAACTTTACAGAAAAATATCCAGATCCAGTAGGAAGTTTTGGAATATATTATAAAGATGATGGAAAAGGAATAACCAGTGTTAATACTGGATTTTTCCTTGGCATTAAGCAAGGATCATTGCAGTTTCAAGACTTTAATATAGATACTCCTATTGACAGTATGTCTTTGGATGTTAATGTTAAAAATATAAACAACTCAGACATATGGGTACAAAATGTTAATAGTACAGGTAATGTTGTTAAACAATGGACCAAAGTTAAAGATGTTAATAGTAATGTAATTTATAATAATTTAACAACAGGTGAACGTGACATATTCAGCGTTAAAACAAGAAAAGATAATCAGATATCAGTTTTGTTTCCTGATAGTACATTTGGTAATGTTCCAAAAGATACTATTAGAATATGGTATAGAACAAGTGTAAACAATACATATATTTTAAGACCAGACGATTTTCAATCTAAAAAAATACAAATAAACTATACTGGTACTGACGGTAATATTTATGTAGCATCATTTTTAGTGCAACTTAAACAATCAATTTCTACTGCTAGTTCAAATGAAAGTTTAGACGAGATAAGAGAAAATGCTCCAAAGAATTATGCTAGTCAAGATAGAATGATTACTGCATCAGACTACAACACAATGCTAGGAAACACAAATGGTGGAATATTAAAAATCAAAAGTGTCAATCGAACATTTAGTGGACACAGTAGATATTCTAAATTTATTGACCCAACCGGAACATACAGTAATTTATACTTAACAGGAAATGATGCGTCATTGCAATCAACTAATGACATACAACAAATGTCTGCAGCATCAACAGAAAATGCTAATCAAATATTTGAAAAATATTTAAAGAATATATTAGACAATGACGAATTTGTAAATTTATATTATACAAGATACAGAAAACATTTTGTAGCACTAGCAGTTGCAGCCGACCACTTTGATGGTGTAGTTAATTCGGGTAGTGGATTTTCTACAAACACAACTGAAACAGTACAATCTGCATCTACATACACTTGGAACACAGATAGTACTACTGCAAGTAACATTTTAAATGGCTACTTCACAGATTCTACAAATACCAGAAAAAGAGTAGGTACTACTGTAAGTGATTATACACAATACATTACACCTGGTGCATTAATTAAATTTAAGCATGTAACAACAGATGATACTCCAGTAACTACATACAAATGGGCCAAAGTTATTAGTGTTGCAGGACATGGATTAGGCATAGAAGGTACAGGAAGTAATGCAGGACAACCAACTGGTAAGAAGGCAGATGGCACAGGCGCTATTGTATTAGACACTAACATAAAAGCTTCTAGTACTATTGAAATTATATATCCTGCTTTATCTAAAAAATTCTCTGTAAGAGAACAAGAACTAATTACAGATATGTTAGAAGCAAAAAGATCATTTAATTTAAAATATATTCCAGAAAATAAATCATGGAGAGTTGATTTCCAATCCGAAGATATAAACTATGCTAATAGCACACCAGCTAATTATCCACCAGACTTTAATACAAAAGATGCAAGTTGGGTTATTTGGGTAGAATATACAGACACAAATTATGATATATATTTGAGAACTCTAGGATTTAAATTTGCAAGCAACACAGTACATTTGGGTAATATTAAAAACGAACTAGAAATAGGAACGTATACTAAAAAAGCAAAACGAGATATTATTACTATGCTAGGCGCTGATGGAACAAATATAACTACTACTGGAACTTTTTATGTATATGGATATAATAATTATATAGATTCAGATGATTACAGATTAACATTAATTGATACTAATGCAGACAGTAGACCAGATAATCCAGATACATTTAGAGATGTAGTAGGTGCCGGGAACACAGAACTACCTAATCCAGCAAACTTTCAATGGGAGCATATTGCTACAGATAACCAAGCAGTGGATCCAAGTTTTACAAATATTATTGATGTATTTGCATTATCAAAATCGTATGATACAGAATATAAAAATTATTTAAATGATATAACATTAAGCGAACCAATTCCACCTTCTAGTTATCAATTAGGAACACAGTTTTCTAGTGTTCAAGATAAAAAAGCAATAAGTGATACAATAGTTTATAAGCCAGTTAAATATAAACCATTGTTTGGAACACACGCAGAACCACAACTTAGAGCAAGGTTTAGAATAATTAAATTGTTTGGCTCTAACATCACCGACAGTGATTTAAAAACAAAAACAGTATCAGCTATAAACAGTTTCTTTGATTCAAGTAATTGGGACTTTGGTGAAACATTTTATTTTACAGAGTTGGCTGCATATGTACACAAAGAACTAGCAGGCATTCTAAGTAGTTTTGTTATTGTACCACAAGGTGCAGGAAGTGTATTTGGAGATATGTTTGAATATACACCAAACACAGATGAACTTATTATACCAGATGTGAATGTAGATGATATTGATATTATTGAAAACATTACAGACGCAAATATTAAAGCAGGAAGTTAATAATGGCTAAGAAAAAAGCAGGACAACAAAAAGTCAACAATGTAAAATCTAGTAATTTTTTACCTAGTATTTTTCAAACAGAACTTAATAAAAGTTGGCTAGATAGTACACTAGATCAAATGGTTTCTAAAGGACCGCTTGATAATATAGATGGCTATATAGGTAGTAAGCACGGTAACATAGCAAAAGCCAATGATGTGTATATTGAGTCACAGGATTCTAAAACACAATTAACTCCTGCACTTGTATCATATGATAAACAAAAACAATTAACTAATTCGATTGCGTTTGATGATATTGCTAATTCTATAAACACAAACTTTGCTACATACAATTACAATTCAGCATATTCATCTGATAGATATACATTTAACCCACCAATTGATATTGACAAATTTGTTAACCATACCAACTATCGTTGGGTACCGGAGTTACCGGTATACGAAAGTATATGGACAGGTACTAGTAAAAACCCAATAACAGATATACAAACTAATGGCATCTCAACACTAACAGATGATAACAATACATTTACAGTTGAAAACCAAATGCTTATTAAGTTTACTGGGTCAGGTTGGGATGCAAGTGTTTTAAATAAAACATATATCGTAGCAGGCTCAGTAGGTGAACACAAGTTGTATGAATATTTAGATGCAAGTGGAAACAGAGTATACAATAATACAGTAAGTCATTCAGAAGATGCAGATGGTGGATGGTGGAATGGAATATTACACACTGTAGAATTAAACACTAGCTATAGTGGCTATCAAGCAAGTTCTGTTGAATCTCCACAACAACTAGTAGACCACTACAATGATGATCTTACTTCTTTAAAACTGCCGTATTTTAGTGGATTTACATTTCTTAACTACAAACCAGAATCTAACAACACACAACTTATTAAAAACACTCTTGTAAAATTTACAGGAAGTTGGACACATACAGGTATAACAAACAATACTGATATATTTTCGCTAACAATTGATGCTACTACAGGAGATGTATCCATTGCGGCTGCAACTGCTGACGAGATAGCATCAGCAAATACAACACTATCACCAGACAATAATTTAATGTACAACGAAGGATTTCCAGTAGATCCACAAAGAGATTATATTGTAATTGCAAAAGAAGATTCCGGACAAACTGCATGGAGTAGAGCCAACCATTGGGTTAACATCAGTACAATTAAAAAACTACAAGAACTGATACCTACATACGATTTTACAGAAGTTAAAAACATTAAAAGAAAAGCACAACGACCTATTATAGAATATAATGCAGAACTACACTTATGGGACACGCAAACAAAAACAAAAATTAATCAATATCCTTTGTATAAATTCTTTAACACAGAAGGTGAATCACTTGAAGGTGGATGTAATAAATCATTTACAGGTGAGAAGATTTTTGGTTATAAAGAAGGAACAGGTACTAACGATACTGAACTAGGGTTTCCATTAAGTTATAAGGACACACCAAAGGGCGCCGAGTATGAATTTGAAAACTTTATTTTAACACACGAATATTATACTAATCATTCTAATGCAGAATATTCAAAGGCAACGTATTCAAAGGAGCAACTAGGATACAACTTCTTTAAACAAAATAATGTGTTAAAAACTATTTACACACCAGCTGGTATTCCAGCAGGTGCTTGGTCAACTGCACAATATAAAGTAGATACAACTGATGCCGCATTAGAAATTCCATATGGATCTGATAATTTTAAATTAAATGAAACATTCTTTTTACATAAAATAGATAATAACATTTCTATTAGTGTTGCATACAGCAACGGCACTACTAATACAATGCATACTGGTAATGCGGAATTATATACAGTATGTGAAAGTGAAACAATTGAATTTAATAACTTAACTGATATAACATCAACAGAAATAAAAGTAATTTCAAACGGAGTAGACATTGAATCAACTTCTATACCCGAAATTACATTTACAAGAACTAGTGATAAAATAACTTTAGTAACAAGTGGGTCAAGTAATGGTAAGCAATTTAATGTAGTACATGACGATGGTTCTACAGTAACAGTATTACAATCATTTATTATTGATACTGAATGCAATAAATCATTTTACAAAATTCAACTTAATGGTGCAAACATTGATCCATCAAAAGTAACTATTAACGCAACAACTATTTCAATAGACGAAAGCATACTTGCATTAGATGACTTAGTGGACTTTAGTTGGAGAAGCAATGATTTAACAAACGAAACAACTGATATAAGTTTACCTGATGTACATGTTCATAACTCAAGTAACTCAGTAATTAAAACATTTACAATGAGCGAAACAATTAATCATTGGACAGATAAATTAAACTCTATGCCAGGATTTGATATTACCCTCGCTGATAATAATTATGCTAGTATACCTCATACTACACAGTATGGTGGAACAATCTTTGTACATGAGAATAATACTACAATGCATGACATTAATTATTCTAACAAAAAAGCAACAATTACTGGAGCATTAGTAGAACAAGGAAAAGAATTTAATGCATTTAGAACAAGAGTAAGTTCACAAGCAAGACGATTATTTACATTGGGTACTTCAAGTGTACAACAATTAACAGATGATGCAATTACTGAAATCATTAGAAACAAACAAAAAAATACATTGTATAATACATCTAATATGCTATACGGTGAGCTATCTAACAAACAACAATTTAGTTTAGAAGGCGCTATATCTACTTTGCCAAAAACATTTAAAACAAGATTTACATTTAACGGTGATACTAATATTAGAGATCATGTATATGTTTACTTAACAGAAAACAATGGAAGTGACAAACAAATTAGAAGACTTCTTCTAAAAGATAGAGATTATAGATTCTTAAGTAACACAGTAGAAATACTTATTGACTATGCAGCCTTAGACAGTAATCTAACAGAACCTAAATTAGAAGTTTATCATATTAAGATGGACGAAGCAAGTTTTGTTCCGCCTAGTATGGTAAAACTTGGATTAGCATATGGTGTAGAACCACAAGTAAACAACGGCATATTATATACACACGATGGTAAAGAAATTAGTGTTACTGATGAAACTAGTTTAATAGACTTAGACTCTACAACATTTGATCCTGTAAACGCAGTAGTATACGAAATGGAAAAACGTATATATGCAGGACTTGTTAAAGAAGATTATATGTACAGTGATGAGAAAAAAGGAAGAAATAAATTTAATTCTCCAGTTGAGTACTTGCCAACAGAACATGTAAACACGTGGTTTAAATTAAATGATTTAAATAACTATTTAGAAAAATATTATTACAAGTGGGCTAGACTCAACAATATTACAAGTCTAAACACAGATAACTATTATGATGCTGCAGATCCATTTACTTGGAACTACAGTACATTATCAATTGGTAGTGAATCAATGCCAGGACATTGGAAGGGTGCATACACACATATATTTGGTACAGCTACTCCTCACTTAACTCCTTGGCACATGCTAGGACATGCATTTAAACCAACATGGTGGGACACACATTACAGTTGGACAGACGCAACTAAACGTACTGCATTAATTAACGCATTAACAAACGGTATAGTTTCAAATCCAAGCACTAATACCATACAAGTTTTACGCAACGCAAGATACACATGGGACTGGAGAGATGTTCCAACAGGCAATTGTCCAGTTAAAACCGACGGTACACTGGAAGACCCAGATACAGTTTTAGGAACTCCATCAAACGTTGATAAAGAACAAGACTTTGTGTTTGGTGATTGGGGTCCTGTAGAAGCACAATGGAGAGTTAGTGCAGAAGGTCAAGCAGTATTATTAGATGCAGTATTAAAATTAAATCCTGCAAAAGCATGGACAGACTTTTTCCAACCAGGTGCAATAGACAGTTATAAATCTGTTATTAAAAATATAAATCATTATACACAAGATTTAATTAATACTAAAGATTTTAAAATTCCAGGAAAAATATATGAGAGTAGTATTTACAGTTTAAAACTTAAAACAACTTCTCAATCTAATTTAGAAAAAGATGGATACTTTAATATTATAGATGATGATCAAAGTACGTTTGCTAGAGCAAGATATGTACTCAATGATATTAGTCTAGCATCCGGTTCAACTGATAGTATTAGTTTAATTGAAAGAGGATTAAACTTTACCGGGTATCCGATTGTTTCATATGCTGGTTCTGATTCAGTAACAAATTCTATAAACGTTGATATTAAACTTAAACAAATTCCATTTACAGCAAATGGAATAGCACAAGCACAATATAATTATTTAATTAGAAATAGTATTGATGTTAACTTAGAAGATTTATATACAAAACTAGAAACAAAATTACAAGCAAAAGTTAACGGCTTCACTAATAAACATTTATTAAATTTATCATCAGAAACTAGTACAGTAGGAGACCTTACACTAGGAGCAGAAGACTTTAATGTTAGTATGTACGAAGGTTCATTAAATGAACTAGTTACTGCAAGTTCTGTGCTTGTAACAAAAACAGTTCTTGGATATAAAGTTGAAGGGTTTAATAACAATACAAGAGAGTTTAAATTTTATGAACCAAACATAGATAACCCAACAGATTACATAACAAAAGATATTAATGGACAAGCACTAAGACGATATAATAAATTTGTAACAGTGCCTAGTATAGCAGAGTATGATACACAATTTAGCAAAACACAAGACATGTATAATTTTGTAAGAGGCTACTGGAAGTGGATGGAAGTTCAAGGATATACTCCTCAAAATGACAGTGATGTTGCATCTACTGATTTTATTAATTGGGCAGTAACAGCAGAAGTAAATGATTCTACTATTTTACATCTGGGACAATTAATACAATACAAACCAGCAACGGGTCATGTATATGAGTTTAATACATTAGAGTACAACAGTAATGATATTCTGTCAACAGATCATACTAGAATAGATAACAGCAAATTAGGTATCAAGCGTATCGATGGAATAGTTTCAATTGAAACAAAGGATAGCGAATTTATAGGAAGCACTACTAGTGCTGTGTTAAACTACGAACATATTATTATATTAGAAAATAAAACAAAATTAGGAGTAACTATTTACGATGATATTAAATCTAATAGTTTACAAAGACTTGTACTAACTGGACAAAGAACACTAAACTGGACTGGAGAGAAAAAAGCACCTGGTTATTTAATAGTTAATGATAGTATTGTACAGAACTTTGATAGTGCAGTACAAAGTGTTGATAACATATACAGAACAGACGTAGATGAATTTAATTTATCTTTTTCTAAATCAAAAGATTTAACAATTGGAAATATAGAAGGACAAATGCTAGATGGATTAGGCATTAATAAAAATGTACTTACAAATTATTATCAAGGTATGATAAAAGAAAAAGGCACAAAAGGTGCAATAGAACATGTAGGTAAAAGCAACATACTCCACAAAGCAGAAACAACAGTTTCAACATACGAACAATATATGTTTAGGCAAACATATTTAGGTAATAACGACTTTGAGGCAGCACTTGAAATAGAATTAAAATCAAGTGATATTAACTCATCGCCGCAAGTAATAACATTAGATTCAACTTCAACCGCATCTAATGTTATTAAAATAACTGACGATAGAGTTGTTAATTCAACAGGAACATCTCCTCTCATTACATTTGAAGAAGTAGAATATGATGATGCAAATTTAGATATACTTACTGGTGGTGAAGCACTTGTTACTGAAACAGATTATCAAGTATTAAGTTCAAACGAAATAAGTTCTGTATTTGACAGTACGGCCGATTATGCAACTATTCCAACTTGGAGTCCTACTGTAAGTTACAAAAAAGGCGATCAAGTTCGATTCCGTGGACATCTGTGGAAATGTAAAGTTAACTTTACTGGATTAGATGTTGTATCACCTACTATAGAAGCAACTACTCCATTAGCAACAGACCAAAATATACTTACATATGGAACAGTGGCAAGCATTGACGGTACAGTAACTACTATTCAAAGAACTAGAGAAGTTTATAACGACATTGTTGCAACTGGCTCAAGTTTCACTCCATTCTTAGAAAGCGAAACACTTGAAATAGGATATCTAGCAAACATGACTCCTATTACATTTTCAAAACAAGAAAGTATACCAACAGTAGTTGGACCAGCAGCTATAAAAGGCGAAGCAGGCCCTATTAGTTTTAATGATGTTACTGGCAAAGCTATTACTATTAATATTAGAAACACAGCTTCTAATGGAACAATTACAGACAACAATACAGTAGTTAACTTTGATACAACACCACTAAATGTAGTTGAAAACTTTACTGGCGATGGAATTGAAACACAATTTACTATAGCACAAATATTGTCTAGTAGTACTTACGCAGTAGATAGTATAACAATTAACGGTAACTTAGCAACTGCAATAACTGACTATAATGTAGCTTCGCAAGTTATTACGTTTACATCTCCACCAGCAAATGCTTCTGCTATTATTGTAACATTAGTACACATTCCAAACCAAATGAGTGCGGAAGATATTAAAGACCATATTAATAATGCCGGTATAACAAACCTAACTGCATCGCTTGAAACAGCTGGTACTGTTGAAGTATTGCAATTAAGTTATCAAGATACTGACATAGGAAATCAATTAGTATTAGAAGCAGGCTCAACTAATAATGATTTAGGATTTATAACAACCCCTACTCCAAATCAACAAATAGTTGCTTCTCAACTAATACAAGGTGTTATTACTCCAACTAACTTAACTGTTGAAGAAGTAAGAGATCAAATCAATGCTACGGCAAATCTTGCCGCACAAATAACAGCATCTGTGTCTGGTGGTAACATTGTATTAACTGATACAGATGGTAGTGTTAACTTAGCAATATCAGGTACTGCTAGAACAAAATTAGGACTGGAAACATCTTACTCAACTGGTACATCAACAGAGAATCGTTCAGCGACTTATGCCGAAGCAGTTGCAGATATACAAGCAACACTTACTGCTCAAAGCATATCAGGTGTTAATGTTGTACTTGTTGGTAACGCAATTAAATTTGAATCAACTAACTCAAGTTTAAACTTAGGCGATACTGATTTTAATTCTCAAACAGGATTACAAACAGGTATTATATATGCTTCTGAAGGTGATGTTGATAACGATTGGGATACTGAACATTACGCATATTTTGATCCAATAGTAGATGACCCAGCATTATACAATATATTAATAGCAGATGACAGTGACTTTGAAATTGAAAGTTTTGGAGATGTGGTTACTAAATTCTGGGGATGGAATGTTCTTCAAGTAACACAAAGACGAATATGGAAATATCCAGGGCAATGGGAAGATTCAAATTTATATAGTTTACCAAGTGCTAGTAAAAATGCAGCGACAGTGGCTGCAGGTGGCACGGCTACTACATGTGGCATATGTGCAGGACTATCAAGCAAAGATGGTAATGATGCTGAGATAACAACTAACCTACCACATCAGCTCAATGTAGGAGATTATGTGCAACTATTAAACACAGACACTACTCCAACTATTGATGGTATACACAAAGTAACAAAAATTGATCCAAATGATGCTTACGTATTTTACATTGATGAATTTATTGAAAAGTGTGGTAATGCACAGTCTATTATGCCGCTAGTAACTACTAGATTTAAAAACAAAGATCAAAGAGGAGATACTGCATCAACTACAGTATTTGGTGCAGAAGATTCTAGGCGTTGGAATATTCCAGTAGGTGCTCTTACTTTTGTTAACAACGTCGATGGTGTAAGAGGAACATTTGTTGAGAAGAAAACAGCAACTAGCCCAACATATGAGTTTGTTAGAACTAACACTACAAGACCTACTAATAAAGACATAGACAGTGTAATAATTTACAATCAAAAAACTAACCAATCAAAAGTACAATTAGAAGTATGGGACCCAATGAGAAAGATTATTCCTGGCATTGCACAAAGAAACTTAGACTATATTAATTTTTCTGATAATGCAATTTATAGTACTTCAACAGACGAAAGTCATTTAACAGATGAAGATAATGCATGGGGCTCAGAACAACTTGGTACTAGATGGTGGGATACAAGCAGAGCAAGATATTATGATTACGATCAAGGTGGCTTAAGAGTAGCAGGGTCGTGGGGTTACTTATACCCAGGAGCCGAAATTGCAGTATGGGAATGGATTAAGTCAAATGTAGCACCAGATGATTATGCTAAAGCAGTAACTGAATCAAAAGAAATGTTTGGCACAGTTGCAACCGGAGAAGCATATTTTATATATGACAGTGTTGCAAAAGAAAATGTTTACTACTATACAACAGAAAAAGAATACAATAGTGACACAGGAAATTATAATGATGTATATTATTTCTGGGTTAAAAATAAAACAACCACAACTGATACAAGAACATTATCAGCATTTGATGTAGCTAATATAATTGAAAATCCATCAGCAAATGGTATCAGTTGGTTTGCAGTAACAAATAACAATTCATTTATTGTTAGTAACATTAATTATTATCTAGAAGATGAAAATACTGTATTACAAATTAACAAAGCAGGCAATAAATTTAACTCACACAACGAGTGGACAATGATTGCTAAAGATAAAGATTTAATTCCAGAATATTATTTTAATTCAATGAAGCATAGCTTCTCTGGTGTAAATTCAGCAACAGGTGACGCTATTCCATATTCTACATTACATAGATTTAATCGCTATGGCAATGATATGGATATTGGACAAACATGGTTTAATGATTTATCGGGTGCTAGAAGAAATGCAGTTGTAACACTTAATGAAATATTTAAAAACATTAATCTAAATGATGTATATAAAAATACATGGGATAAAACATTTATAGCTAATAAATTTCCTACTCTATTATGGGAGTGGATAGACTATAAATTAGAAACATACAACAGTACATATAATCATACAAAAACAATCACAGCCTATTCAGATTTAAATACCATAGACAGAGATTTTCATTCAGTGGTTAAATTAATTATGTTTGACGAAGTAGACGAACTTGATAGAAGTGAGACGTATGCTTACAATAATGAAAACAAAGTTTGGGAGTTAGTACTTAAAAAGAACAACACAATTAAATTAGACGAAGGGTTGTTATCAGCAACAGGTGGCTGGGATAAAAATGCATGGGATTCCACACCTTGGGATTTTGCAGACATTTCTAGTTATTGGCTAACATTATTAGATGCACTACGAGATGATATATTTGTTGGATATTACAAAGATAAAATGAACACTTTCTTCTTTAGTGTTATTCATTACATACTAAGTTCGTTTAATCAAACAAACTGGATTAGAAAAACAACTTATATTAAATTAGAATTTACTGGTCCACTTAAAACTGATGTTAGAAAATATACGAAAAACAAAATCAATAATGTGCTTGGGTACATACAAGAAGTTAAACCTTTCCATACTAAGTCAAGTACAGTACTTGCAAGCCATACTAACATAGACGAAGTAGGACTAACTGTTACGGAAACTCCACAAACAGTTATAAGCATTAAGCCATCTGCATACGATGGCGTGTTTGGTAACGATAGATATTCAGGTGGCATCTTTGCTACTGACCATTCTAGTACAGACATATACGCAGGTGGCGACTTTACTACTGACCATTCTAGTACAGACATATACAGCGGACCAGACTTCACAGAAGCAGAACTGTTTAACTACACAGTAGATGGTCATAATAGAAACAGTTTAGTAGAAGTTAAGCCATTAGAATTATTAAGAATTAACGTACAAACAAATGCGTCAGGTAGCACACATGCTAATGATTCATTAACGTTTGCACACATACAAGACTACAGTGGATATGTAAATGCATATGCACTAACGGAATCAAAAGAAACAACATTAACATCACCGCTTACTTTAACAGACACAACTATAAGTGTAGCAAGCACAACTGCATTTAGCAGTGTTGGTATTGCATACATAAAAGGTGAGTTAATAGAATATAGTGTAGTAGATGCTACAACATTAGGAATTACAAAACGTGAACTAGCAGGAACATTTAAAGTTCTTGCAAGTACTGGAGACTCAATAGTAGATGTAACAAATTCAAAACTTACATTTGCAAATGAAGACCCAAGTCATTATCAGTACAACACGTTAAGTGATACAATTTTAAACAGCCCAGGCTCAACACAAGCACAAGAGTTGCAATCATTAGGCAAGGGTATAGAGTTATAATACTATTTAACGAATTGCATAAATAGTGTATAAGGAATAGGAATATGAAAACATTAAACGAAAACTCAAATGTTAAAGTAGAAGGACACGTTGTAATCACAGATGTTGATTCAGGCGAAGTTTTACTTGACAAATATAACGCAATTAACTTTCAGAACTTTGCATATGCGGTAGCACAAGCAATGAGTGGAGGAACTACATATGCTATAAGCAAACTAGCTTTTGGCTTTGGTGGTACTACAATTGACGTTAATGGAAATATAACATACAAAGATGCAAGAGTATCTGGCGAAGTAGTGGACGGACTATATAGTCCAAGTCCAGCAACAATAGGTGACGATCCGGCAGTAAGTCCATTGCAAAAAGCAGTAACTACATTTACTGTTAATAATGCAGCCAATCAACCATACACGGATTTAGAGTGTAAGGTTATATTAGATTACGACGAACCAGACCCATCGGGACCAACTACAGACAATGCATCAGATTTTGATGATGCTGATAGTTTTGTATTTGACGAAATTGCATTAATGTCTAGTGCAGATACTTACTTGACACATTTAATATTCCATCCTATTCAAAAAAGTAATAACAGAAAATTAGAGATATTATATACTCTAAGAATTAGAGCAGGAGTATAATATGGCATCAGGATATACAATTAGCAAACACGGTGTAACAGGCACTAACAATGGCGGAAGTTTTAATATTGCTGATGAAACTGTAAACACATTAGATACTAGTTTAAGTTTAGTGGGCAAGTATCATGTTGGATACGGTGCCGACATTGCACAAAATCAGGTCAGCTTATTAGAAAACTTTGCAAGTGACAATGAGCCAAGTAATCCAATAGAAGGACAGCTTTGGTGGAAACCAGTAGACACACAATTGTTTGTACGAAGCAATGGTGCGTGGATTGGCATAGATATGTCTGATCGAATAATTTCAGTGAAAGATACATTAGGTGCATATCATACAGTAATTTTATCTACAGTAAATTCAGTACCAGTTTCACTTACAAGTACAGAGACAGACTGGGTTATTCATGTAGATCAGACAGACATTGAACCTCACTTTAGAGATAATGGTTTAGTAGGAACACCAGGTTCAGCAACTATTAAAGCAGGTATTAATTTAAACACAGACAGTACAAAAGCAATGAAGTTTCACGGAACTGCAACTACGGCACAATACGCTGACGTGGCAGAGCTTTATACTTCAGATGAAGAATATGCTCCAGGTACTGTTATAACAAATAATGCTGATGACTCACAAGAAGTTACACAAACAGTTAACTCCTTAGACAGTAAAGTAATTGGTGTAGTAACAACAGACCCTGCATTATTAATGAATAGTACTTTAGATGGAACTACTGTTGGTGTAGCACTATTAGGTAGAACTCCATGTAAAGTTATCGGAACAATCAATAAAGGTGATAGAATTATCAGCAGTAGTGTTCCAGGACACGGCCAATCTGAAAAGAATGTAAGCGAATATACATATCAGCATGTTATTGGCAGAGCGGTTGAGTCTAAAACATCTACAGGCGAAGGAACCGTTGAAGTAATAGTTGGAGTAAAGTAAATGCTGCCTAAGCCTATTTCGGTCACAGCAATAGATTTAATAGAAGCCCAAGATCTGAATGATCTTGTTGCCTTTTATAATGAGCTTTGGAATGACCCTAGTACTGGCCCTTTTACATATGCAACACACAATGATGCAGTAGGTCCCAATCATGATGGAACTACACACAATGATCCACTTAATTTAGATAGAAGATACGGCTGGGGACAATCCGCAGCAACAATTAATCCCACACCAATAGCATCAACTTCTTTAAATAATTATAATGGTACAGTGGTTACACTCAATGACATTAATCAAATTACTGCTCAAATAAACGCAGGTGGATATCACAAAGAAGACAATCCAATTATTGGCGGACTAATAGCACTCACGGGTGCAGATACACTTTCGGTGGGAGACAAAATTCCAACTTCATTATACAACAGTGTATGCACACTTGCAGACAATTTGTTTACAGATCAATATAAAACAGACTGGCTTAATCTAAATCCAACCGAAGTTACATCAGTTAATACTTCTAGTTGGACAGCCGACTTAGAGGTAGTTCATAAATTTGTATTCACAGACTACAACGAAGCTAGACACTTTTTTAATAGTGGTGGAGAGTTTACATTAGAATTAAGTATGGCAAATGGCGGCAACTCATATAACCAAGTATGGCAAAATATATTTGATCAATTTGATAGTATTAGAATTGGTGCTGAAACTTGTAGAGTTGTTCACGACTCCGGCGCTGATAACGGTGAAACACAATATGATGTAATATCCACTAGTGGAGTTAACAAAGGATTCTACACTGGACTAATATATTCATCTACTCCAGAGTTTAATACTATACTTGATGCAGGTGTTTTTAGATATGCAAGCGGTGGCGACTATGCTTATGCTTATGCTTATGCCTATGCTCATGTATATGAGTATAGTGAGTATAACAGCAGAAGAATTAGAATACAAATAAAAGCAGATGAAGTAGGTGGAACATTTAATATATACGTTAAAGTTATATTAATTGAAGATGTTGATGATTTATCTCCTATTACACAAAATATTACATTAACATCTGGATACGCACAACCTAGTACAGTACCAGATATTGCTGACTTAGTAGGTGTACCATACGCTACAGTAGGATCAACTTTATACCAATTTATAGAAAGAGCAGCTCCTATTGTCGAAGAATGGTACGTAGATGACTCTAATCCAAGTGTACTAGGATGGCAATCTGTAGATGTTACATCACCACAGCAACTAGAAGATTGGATAGACGGCTCAACAAACTGGACATACAGTGGATCTGGCACCATATTCAACAAGAACTCATAAATTCCTATTGACAATCAAGACTAAATAGTGTATTATATACATACATAATGAAGGAGTATTCTATGGACGAAAGACTCGAGAAGGCATTAGACTTTAGTAACTATGCTTTAACGATTAACAATCAAAAGAGAAATATCAGGAACAGAGTAGCACAACTACAAATTGTACATCACTTAGGTGGTGTGTTTATTGCTAATCACGAAACAATTGCTTTTGTAAAAACATTAATAGATCTAAAACACAAAAGTTCTGTTGTTATTGATAGTAAAAATAATCCTATTACAGTAAAAAGTTTAAAAGAATTACTAGAAAAATTAGTAGATGCATATACAAGTGCTACTACAGAATTTGATGTTGAAAATGAAAAGATAAAAAAATCACGCAACATTAAAAAAATAATGGATTGGTAATGCTAGAAGTTCAAGCACAAAAAGGCGTATGCTTCTTTGCTTACAATAATGATCAATTAGATTATGTAAAGATGGCAATTGTTGCCGCTAGATATGTTAAGAAGAATTTAAAACTTCCAGTGTGTTTAATCACTGACGAAGGAAGTGAAAGCTGGCTTGAAGAAAGTCATCCTAAAAAACTTATTAAAGAAACATTTGATTATATTATAATTACTAACGACGAAATGAAAGACAACCGCAGGCGACACTATGATAGTCCATGGACACAGTTTGCTGCACAGTTTAGTAACAGTAACAAACATAAAATATTTCAATACAGCCCATTTGAGCAAACACTATTACTAGATATAGATTATATAGTAAAAACAGATACGTTATTAAAATACTTTGATAATGACTATCCTGTGTGTATGTTTGATAGAGCTACGACACTTAGAAACGAATTGCCTGCTTTACAAGAAAGATTTTTATATGATGCAGGAATTAAAATGTGGTGGAGTACAGTTATATACTTTGACCGCAGTGACTTTAGTAAAATGTTTTTTGATGGATGGGCTCATGTAGCTGAGAACTATGATTTCTATCAGTACTTGTATAACTTTCCAAGTAAATTATTCCGTACAGATTATTGTGTAAGTATTGCAATACATATACTAGCTGGTATGCAAGATGAACAATCATTAATAGGAAACTTTGATAACACTGCATTAGTAAACATGAGTCAGAAGGATGATATCATTGAAGCTAAAAATGATAACGAATGGATAATGCTTTCACATGATCAGAAAGAGGTATGGAAAAATATTTTAGTTAACACAAGCAATCAAGACATACATGTTATGAATAAGCGAGCATTTGATAGAGTTATACCAGATTTAATGGAGACGCTATGAATAAAGAAAACCGAGGATATGTAATATTAGCAATGCAAGACTTTGAGTATGAGCAAGCAACTGCACTTGCATATAGTATTAAACTACATAACAAAGACGCCAGTGTTACACTAGTGACTAATTATGTTGATCGTATACCAAAACATTTTGAAGAAGTATTTGACTACTTAGTAGACATGCCTTATGGATCAAGCGACATTACTAGAGTAAATGATTGGCAACTGTATTGGTCAACACCATACGTTCATAATATTGTTATTGACTGTGCAAGCCTTGTAAAAGAAAACCACGACAGTATATGGGAATACCTAGAAGATCATTATGACATTTACTTTTTTAATCAGTGCGATAACTTTAGAGGAATGCCTTTAAAAAATAAAACATTTGAATTACTAAAAGAAGAATACAAACTTAATCCAGTATACTCTCATATGTTTTATTTTAAGCACGATGCAGAAACATCACTTGCGTTTTTTAAACTAGCAGATGTGTTTATGCGAAACTGGAGAGATGTGTTTAATCATTATTTTTCTAAAGCACATACTCCATCTTCATATGATAGTAATATTATGTACAGTTTACTAAACACAATAGTATTATTTGAATATCCTTCATTGCATGAAAATATTATAAACACAATTAATATGCCTGGTACATTAGCATCTGGTAATATTGGACAATGGAACAAATGGACAGATAGATTAAATGTATGGAATAGTGAACATGCAAAAGTTAAAATTCAAAACTATGCAGTTGCTACTAATCTATATTATGGAGAACAAGAGTTTTTAACAGAAGATATTTTTAATGGACACCGAGATACTTACAGAGCAACAGCAAAGCGTTGATCGTACTTACTTTATAGTATTCGATACTAATGGTAAGATACGTAAGATCAATAGCTCACCCGGCGAGCTAAAAGATGAAAGTTTAACTCAGATTGAAACTACTAATCCTATTTGTAAACAACTTATAAAAGGTAATGCTAGTTTAAAGAAGTATGGAGTTATATGGGATATTGTTAACGAAAAGTGGGAAATTGATAGAACTGATACTAGGTTAACATTAAAAACAATAGCCACTAGTAAAATTGTACAATTTGATCATAACATAGATAAAAAGTCTGCAGAAATATTTGTTTCTATATACACAAGTGATAATACAGTAGTAGTGTATGCAAACAAAAATAGAATTAAAGGCATGAAAAATTTAACTGATATACAAGAAATATCAACAAATAAAACAGATATACTAGATATATTTCTTACAAAGAAAAACGATCCAGACTATTTACTTGCAATACTTAAATTAGATCCACTTACATTGTTTGTAAAAGGATCACAAGTAATAAATCTTGACACTAATATTATTGAGCATGTTGATTGGAATAACATGAGCATGTATACAAAACCAATATTTAATAATTATGGTTGTACTTTGATTGGGCAAAAATATAAAGAGGCAGGAGACGTAGCAAATACAGTTCTCCAATCACAAAATGCCCAAGATAAAGACATCATAAATATTAACGTAGTAGATAATGTACTATACGCAAAGAGCCATTTGGCCAGTGATAGAGATCATTATTTTGAAGATTATCGTTATCTAAAAGTTCTTGTTTGCGACAACAGTCCAGATAAGTTAGCAGGAGCATTTGAATTACCAGTTGATGTTCTACTAAGTAATGAAAACTATAATACCAAAATAGACTTTAAATGGCCAAAGAAACCGTTGTTATTATATAAGAATAATTACATAACAATTCGTATAAAGGAGATTACATGAATACATTAGATCCAGTTGTTTGGGAGAACCGAAGAACAACAAGACTGTTTTCAGAAGAAAACAAAACAATACCCGATGAAGATTTAAAATACCTAGCAACAGTAATTAACAATATTCCTAGTCAATGTAGTATTAAATCTCATTTTTGGCTATACTTAGGGCAAAGCGAAGAAGATATGAATATTCGCAAATGGATGGCTGACAATATTTATTGGACGCCAGATGATACAGATGAATCTGCAAATCCAAAAAGAGAAACTATGCTTGGTATTATACAAGCACCTGCTATTCTAACGTGTGTTAGAACTAGTAGTCCGTGGGCTAATCCAGAAACAGGAAAGACTAAAGACGATCACGAACAGTTAGCAGACAGAAGTGAAGGATTTTTTGCAGGAGCAATTTTAGCCACATTATTAAATATGGGTTATAAAGTTGCAACATTTGGATGTACTGCCGGAGCATCTGCTCTTGGAAGACAAAACAAACTGGCTATCTATGATGAATATACTAGAATAATAAAAGAAAAGCACGGCAACGAATTACAAGAAATGATTGATAAGTTTCCAGGACCGTCAGGTAATTGGAAAGATATTTCATTCTTTCCTGGCGTTACGCAATGCTTTGGAGCAGAATCAACAGACGAAACAGTAGCATGGAATGGAAAATATGATACATGGACTGAACCAAATGGCAAAGAATATAATTTTGTAAACGGAATAAAAACTAGAACACCAGTAGATACCTGTGTTGGATTTTAAGGAGAGGAGATATTATGAGCAGTATGCAAAGCATAAACGAATTTGATATAGTGTTTATCAGCTATGATGAACCTAATGCAGATGAAAACTATAATGATTTAATTAATAAGGCACCCTGGGCCAAGCGAAGCCACGGAGTGTTTGGAAGTGATGCGGCGCACAAAGCTGCTGCAGACTTGGCAGAAACAGATAGGTTTATTACTATTGATGCAGACAACATAGTCAGAGAAGAGTTCTTTGGTGTTGAAGTAGACATGAGTAAAATTAGAAGTACAGATGTTATCAGTTGGGCAGGAAAGAATACAGTAAACGGATTAGTGTACGGCAACGGTGGAATCAAATGTTGGCCCAAACCAGTAGTGTACGGAATGGAAACACATGAGAATGCACCAGCAGGAGATAAGCGAGCTCAAGTTGACTTTTGTTGGAACATTAACTATGTGCAAATGAATAACATATATTGTGATGTAATGAACAATGCTAGTCCACTACAGGCTTGGCGTGCAGGTTTTCGTGAAGGAGTTAAGATGGGATTGGTTGGCGGTGACGTTATTGATCCATTAAAACTAAAAGAAAAAGTACATGACAAGAATTATAAAAGACTACTTACATGGATGAGTGTAGGTGATGATACTGAAAATGGACTATGGGCAATTTATGGATCAAGACTTGGATGTCATATGACAAACATTACTAGAGGAAATTGGGATTGGAAAAATGTTAGAGACTTTGATTATCTAAGTAATATGTTCCTCAAAGAAGTATTACCAAACTTTGAACAGTCTTCTGATCAACTATGTCCACGTACTGGAATGAAATGGAACTATAATACGCTACAAGAAGAAAGCGACAGACTTGGTTATGAATTACGCAAAGAACTAGATTTAGAAATTGCCGACTTAGGCAAAGAAGGTTCACGCTTCTTTAAAGAAGTTTATATTAACCCAAGCCGTATGGGAGCACAAATCAGGGAAGACCAGGTAGAAGATACACTAGAATGAAAAAAGTAGATGACATGAATTGGGACCTTAATCACGAAGGCAACATAAAAACCAATCATGCAAATTTTAAAAATGTTAAAGAACTACTTGATAGTAAAGGACCTGGGTTCTGTTTGGCTAAATGGAATCAAGTTACAATGCATTTGGGTACGGGTGTTACACACAGTTGTCATCACCCAGCCGTACATAAAATTCCACTAGAAGAACTTAAAGACAATCCAAGTGCATTACATAATACAAAATTTAAAAAAGAACAACGTAAGACAATGCTTAACGGCGGCAGGCCAAAGGAATGTGATTATTGTTGGCGAATAGAAGATAATAACACAGGCGAGTTTAGTGATAGAGTATTTAAAAGTTTAGAACCTTGGGCATTAAAACATAATGATATAATCAAAGATATGGACGGCGATGAAAATGTATTGCCTACATATATTGAGGTTAGTTTCAGTAACGTATGTAATATGAAGTGTACTTACTGTGGGCCAGAGGCTAGTAGCAAGTGGTACGAAGATATAAAACAAAATGGTCCAATAAAATTATTGGAAGGTACAGATGATGAGTATTGGGCACAAGGTTGGCAACAAGACTTAGAAGTATTTAAGAATAGAGAATACAATCCATATGTAGAAGCATTTTGGGAATGGTGGCCCGAGCTTAGTAAAAACTTAAAAGTGTTCCGTATAACAGGTGGCGAGCCTTTAATGAGCAAAGACACATTTAAAGTATTAGAAGACCTAATTGAAAACCCAAGACCTGATCTTGAGATTAGTATTAATACTAATTTAAGTGTACCAGATAAACTTTGGAATAAGTTTATTGGTTTAGCAATACAACTTAAAGATAGTAACAACATTAAAAATCTAACAGTATATACAAGTGTTGAAGGTTGGGGTGAAAGAGCCGAGTATGCTCGTACAGGATTAAACTTTGAATTATTTTTACAGAGGTATGAACAATTAATTAGCATGGGTAACATACGTGCAGTATTAATGTCCACTTATAATATGTTTAGTATAACAAGTTTTACTCGTTTACTAGAATGGCAATATGATTTAAGATTAAAATATAATAAAAATCCAGTAGTGCTTAATTATGCAGAGACAGGATTTAGAAGTCCTGGCCATAGATTACCTGAGACAGATATAAATTGGAAACAAGAACTTGCTACAGTATGTATTGATGTTCCGTACCTAAGACACCCAACCTTTTTAGATTGTCGTAATAGTACACACCAATTAGCAGAAGAATATATGTTAGCATCTTTAGACTATATGGCTAGTAGAACTACATATCCAGGTTGGACAGTACACAAAGGCTTTGAGCAAAACGAGATAGATAAGTTTAAACGTATTGTATTTCATAGACTATACTTTAACAAAAAGAACAGTGATGGGACACCCGACTATCATAACAGACGAGATTTAGATTTGAATAGATCTCAATTTTATGAGTTTATACAAAAAATAGATCAAAGAAACAACACAGACTTTCTATCTACGTTTCCCGAAATGCAAGAATTCTATAACGAATGCGGCGAAGCAAGAGATAGGATTCTAAATGGAAGATAGAGAATTACTTGAGAAACTTAACAAAGTTGGCAAAGGTTTTTGTGCAGCTAAATGGTATAACAGTACTATATGGTTAAGTAATGGCAGAACTAGTAGCTGTCATCATCCTCCTGCACATAGCATTAATCCAGATGACGTTATAAAAAATCCTAGTGCATTACACAATACAGAATATAAAAAGTCGGTACGTAAAGAAATGCTTAATGGTGAACGTCCTGCTGAGTGTGGTTATTGTTGGAAAGTAGAAGATGCGGCTCCTAATGCAGTTAGTGATAGAGTATACAAGAGTAACATATACACACCAAGTGATATATCAAAGTTAGCCAAACAATCACCTGACATTGATGTTAACCCTAAAACACTAGAGATAAGTTTTGATAATGTATGTGACTACCAGTGTACATATTGTAATGCAGAGTTTAGTACAACATGGAATGCGGATATAAATCGCAACGGTGGATATGATTTAAGTACTAACGGTGGTGCTACATATAATCAACCTTATGAGTTTGATACTAACATAGTTAAAAATCCCACAGTGTACACTGATGCTTTTCAGCGTTGGTATGATAGTGGACTTAAAGATGACTTAACTGAACTACGCATTACTGGAGGCGAACCAACTATGAGTCCGAGCTTCTGGCGTTTTATTAATAACATAGACAATGCAAACTATCAATTTAGTGTTAACACTAACTTGGGTATGCGAACCGATGTTATGGATAAACTAATAGCGGCCAGTCATAAGTTTAAAAGATTTGATTTATATACTAGTGTAGAAAGTTCTCCTAGTATAGCTGAATTTGTACGTACTGGATTTAAATGGGATACATGGACTAATAACTTAGATCATTTTATAAGAGAAGGCAAGTACACAAGCATTAACATTATGATGACTATTAGTTGTCTTAGTCTGCCTGGAGTAGTTGGATTCTTAGAAGAGTATAAAAGTTTAAAAAAATATTATCCTAATGTGCATATGACTATCAGTGCAAACATATTACGCTTTCCTAGTTTTCAATCCATAACTGTACTAAGTAACGAATTAAAAAAACATTATCATAGTGAATTAACCGAGTGGCTAAATACAAACGATAATGTTCTTGCAGACTTTGAAATACAACATTTAAATCGTTTATTGGATTATCTACACAATGTTGATATTAGTTACGAAGATACAGACACATTAAAAAGTAAACACAGTGACTTACATAAATTTGTCACACAGTATGCAGATCGCCGGGGTGTAGACATCCATAGTATATACCATAAGGAATTTGTCAATTGGTTCAACAAATTAAAAAAATAATATCGTTTGGAGATAGTTTTGCAGCAGGCGACGAACTACTACAAGATGATCACCGAGACGAAATAGAAAAAATCATTAATAGTACTAGTGATATAATAAGACACGGCCATGGTGGTTACTTTGGAAAATTATCTCCAGGTAAAAAATGTAAGCCAGAGAAATTTATAGAATTAACAGAGTCTGTAACTAAGTATATAGAACAACAGTACGACACACCCAAGCAAATTAGAGATTTACAATTTAGTCATACATACGCTAGTATACTTGGTACTACATTAAATGTACCAGTAATAAACTATGCTCGTGGTGGTAATAGCCCTGTGGGTATATACAACAATATAATGCGAAGCAAAGTTGATCTAGACAAACATACACTAGTGTTAATAGGCAGTACATTTCTTGGACGACATACTCAAATGGATACTGATAAGCATCGTCAGAGTGATATTATCGAACGTCATGTATATGAATATAAAACATTATTACCACGTTGGCAAGGCAAAGAGAATAATGATTACTTGCGTTATCGTGAACTAGAAGTACAATACGGTGACGACACTTACTTTAGGTATATACAATACCTAGCACTACAACGTAGTTTACAATTGTATTTGTCTAACATACCGCATGTGTTTTTAGATAACTCAAACCACAAGAATATTTCTACCAGCCTGTTTAAGTTAGATGAAACTAAACAAAGCGATGTAGACTATGTATTATCTGAACTACAAGATATATACCAATGTAACAATATGAAAAGTAGTGCTACTGCTATGGAACAATTAGATATACCACATAGTCAATACTTTGGACACTTTAGTCGTGCAGTACATAAACACTATGCAGACACTATAAAAAATTATCTAGGACTAACAACATGAGTTATGATTGGGAGTATTTAAACAGTACAGAAGCTGAGCCAATGTATGTGGGCATAAGTCAACATGTCGAACGTATTAAAAGCAAGACTGTACTTGATATAGGTTGTGGTTATACACGTTGGCTAGAAACATACACGGGCTCTGCAAAAGTAACTGGAGTTGACAATAACATAGACGCTATTGAATACTGTCGTCAAACGTATTCGGGAGAATTTATTTTAGAAGATGCATGGGATTTACAAGTAACCGGACAATACGATACAATAGTATTAGGTGGGTTATTATATTACATGAAAGGAGATACTACTCCATTAGACTATGTTGAATCTTTAATTGAAAGGTACAATCCACGACACATAGTAATACAAGAACCATTTCCCAGCATATCACATAAGAGTCCTGACTTTATACCATTACTAGATCGTTATGCGTGGAGAGCCGAATGGTTTGATTTAGATATACGTATGGGACAACGCATAGTGTTAACACTTGACGTAGATCGTGTACGTCCTGAACGTCTTATTAAAAAACAGTCTACTAATTTACAAAGTACACTCAATACTGATATTTTACAATATGGAGTATACACTGCTAACACAGAAAAAATAAATGACAAAATAGACGGCAGGGTATTACCAAGCGAACCTGCTAGGCTTAATTATGCAAGCGTGTGTGCAGGATTCAAAAGTTTATACAAAGCATGCATAGACTATACGCCAGGTAAACACATGACGTTTGCTTGGTTTGATATATCGCCAACAGCAGTATTATATAAAATGTATCAAGACTTAATGAGAAGTAGACATGCAAATATAAGTTGGGACGAACAATTAAATATATATCGTAAAGACTATGATAGTCGTATGATAGAATTAAGAGATCAAACAGAAAGCATAGATGCTACAGTAGATAAACAATTAGTAGAGTTAGGTATAACAAAAGATGATTGGAATAATTGGTTGTTGGAATATGCTAAAAGCAATAAACATTATGTTAAGTGTGACATAGTAAACAACCTGAAGTATGCACGTCAGCATATACCAGCTAACAGTTGGTTGTGGTACAGTAATGTATTTGATTGGCATCAGTTTACATTTCCTGATAAAAGTAAACGTGCATGGATAAAATATATGAGTCATAACAATGTACACTTAGTTGGAAAAACAATACCTACAAAGGTTGAACAACACATAGCAGATTATATATCATCTGGTACAAGTGCAGAGGGCTATCCAGGATTTCTAGAACACACAGTCAATCGTGTGTGGTTAGCATGCGGATTAACTGACATAGATCAAGAAAGTTTAATTATAAAAAGTAATGATTACGGATTAACATTTAGAAACGATGATGTAAAGATAAAAGTTTTTACAGGGTATCCTGCAATAATGGCAGCAGACAATTATAATCGTTGCAAACATTTAATACCTGGAACACATTCAGAACACACAGTAGATGGCATACGTATAGAAACATACAGTATTATAGTAGGAGATACATTAGACAACGTAGATCCAGAAGTATATAAACCTTGTATGCCAGAACTAATAGATCGTTTATGCAAGGACATACCTGCTCCAACTTATCCATTTGATATAAGTGAATACAACATGGTATATACCAAAGACGGTCGTATAGAAATTATTGATTGGGATTATTGTATAACAGGATCAATAGATGACTTAACGCAACGTATAGAGAAGTTGGGAGTAACATCGTGAACGCACATCAACACATAGCAGATCGTATACAAAAAACTGAACTAGATACTCGTGGTGGTTATCCTTGGATGACTGTAACAGATTTTTTACCTGCAGACTTGTATGAGAATATAAGAATTAATCAAGACTGTCAGCAACTATTAAATGCACACGATGATCCAAATATAGTAAAAGCATTGTACAATAAGTTCAGTGACTATCCTATACGTCAAGATAATATACAAAGTATATATGCATTTTGGCAAAGCACAGGTGCTGGTTATAGTTTAAAGCCACATGAAGATAGTTGGCCGCGTGTGTTTACTATAGTGTATTACTTTCCAGATGATGATACTTATCCTGAGGCAGGCACTGCCATATATGAAGTGGACGAAGATAAACGTACATACAACACAGTAGCTACATCACCATACTTGCCAAACACTGCAACTATAATTGCTCCTGATACTGGACGCACTTGGCACGGAGTAGATCTTATACAACGTCAAGTAAGTAGACAAAGTGCAGTGTTAGTATTCAGTGCAGAAGAATGGACACCAGCTCAATTACATTATGCTGATTGGAAATCTGGAAGGACAGTTAACTATGCAAGGTAACTATCAAAAATATAATATACTAGGCGAGAGCTATGACTTGTTAACCATTGGCGATTGGAAACGTGTAGTAGTTGTAAGTGATTTAAATAATTATCATCTTAACGCTGACTATGTAAAAAATGTTAAACTGTCTGATGAGGTTATCAATAGTTTAATGACAAACAACCACGAGTATAATATATGGTGTACTGTTGACTATTGGCAACCACCTTTTAATCCTTGGCAACCTTGGCCAAATAATTTATATATTCATAATAGCATAGAAAGATTTGATAGTACAACATTATCTAAAGATATTCCTAACAGTAATTTAATTAGCACACACTTAGATAGAGATCCTATACGTGCTGACAATCAAGGCGATGGTAGTATTGGATTTGGCTTTGCTGGCGGAGATATCTTTTACGGGTATGGCAATTTAGATAAGTCTGGGTTTGTTCAAGACTTTAGTGGAGCCGGAAGAGGAAGTGTGTATGTTAGATAAACTATTAGTAATAAGCAATGCACGTATGGGTAGTACATATGTATACAATACATTTCGTGAGTTTGATTCACGTAGCAAAGACACAACAGAAAATCATTTATTAACTAATGAACCATTTGACAAAAACGACTTTGATACTGTATACAAATATACAAAGGAACAACCTAACATTGTAAGTAAAATACATGCACGTCATATTCAATCGCTAGGAAAAGACTTTAAAAAATACTTTGATTTATTTGATAAAACTTTATTATTGTTACGCAAAGACTTGTTTGCATCAGCTACTAGTCTTTCAATTAGCGTAGCAAAAGAACAATGGGGCGTACATTATCCCATCAACGATAATGTTATTAAATTAGATTTAGATCAATTACAAAAACATATTAGACAACAATGGCAAGACATTAGATATTTAAGAAGCATAGCTCGTGATTATAATATTAATCACAGCATATGGTTAGAAGATTATCCTACTGATATTAGTTTGTGGCATATATTTAATAACAAAGAAACTATGCCTAATACTGGGCTAAGTTTCCCTACATATAAAAGTCCACAGAAGTCAAGCACAATAAGTAATTACGATTATTGTTACGAATTATACCTTAGTGTAATTCAAGACTTAGCACCAATACATGGATTAACTATAGAAAATAATTTAATTAAGGAACTATAATGAGAATTAGATTAATAACAATGCCACGTACAAAAGCTACATACTTAATGAAAGCATTAATATCAGCTAACAATCCATCGCAATTAGATATTAACAGTGACTTATACAATGAACCATATAACAACGATAGGCCCAATCCAATCGCAGCCACTGAATGGATGAAGTCTGATACTAACGCAGTGATTAAACATCACATACGACATTTGGTTGCCAACGATGTATATAACAGTAAACAGGCTTTCCAACAAGAATGCGAATTAGATTGGCTTACAGTTGTTTTACTAAGACGTGATTTATTTGCTGCGGCTACTAGTTATGCACGTAGTAGAATAAGTAACGAGTGGCATAGTTATACTAACGAGAGTGTTTATATACCTCCTGAGTTTTTTAATAAATGTTTAATAGCTTTATGGGGTAGTGTAACACATATAAAGAACAATGTTAATAACTTAACGTATGATAAAATAATATACAGTGATGACTTTACTGGTAATCCATCAAACGATATAAAAGAAATAATACCCAACTATTCTAAAGAAATATATACTGACAGTAAACCAAGACCAGAAAATACTATAACCAACATCAACGAGTTACGAGAGTATTCTCAACAAATAACATTACCGGACAATGGTGTTATGATAGATAAAGATTTAATTATTACAATATAATCTTTTTTTCGTTAACAAATGTATTTTGAATTTTAAGATAATCATTATAGTTCAATGCATTTAAAGTTAAATCAGCATACGGTCGAACTATAGTAGATCCAATTTTAAGATGAGGCAACATAGTTGTACCGTTGCGTCTTAACACTGCTCCCAAATTCATATGTATGTGTCTTAGTGATCCGCCTGATAATACTTTATCTAATCTATTTTTATTAGGGTGTACACTGTGAATCATTTTTAAATATTCAGCAGCCATCAAGTCCATAGCAATACTGCTACCCCATAACATATAATCATGAACAGAATCTGAAAAGGGACTATGAGTCAATCCCCATGCCTGTGTATTAGTAACCATCCAGTTGTTACAAGAATTTGCTATAGGATCTCTGTCTTGTGGTTGTCCATATGTTAGTTTGTTTACACGATCGACTATGCGATTTACCCATGTTCCATTGTCTCCTCGATAATGTGACCTAGGGTTTGGTATTACATCATAACGAGTTAACACTACAACATCATAATTAAAATTATTCTGAGCTTCGTGATTTTGTTTAAGCATAATAGCGTCTGCCATACTTTTCTCAGTCCTGCCTCCCCAGCTATGTAACTTGACAGTATCACTGTCCAATATTTCCACTGCACAAGGATTTAGCATGCTTAACTTATTCAGTAAAGTGTTACGTTCTTGGTTAACTAAGTCTACTTTCTCATTAGTAGTTCGGTATTCTTCAAATGTTCTAGAGCTACAAAAGAAATCTACTTGTATTGATTTACTAGTAAAATGATCTTTTAGATACGGCAACACATAGTCGCCTGTTCTATATAATCCATATAAGCATACGGCTACACGCTTTACACCTTTTGGATATAGTAGAACGTTGTCAGGATAGTCCATTACGTTAACTCCAAACTTATACAACGTATATTTAAATTAAACAATAGCACATGGAATATATTAGTTAATGAGTTTGCTAGATCATCTTTGGATAATGTATGATAAAAATGCATACTATCGTGTAATGATTTCCATTGCAAATTAACTTTATTAAACACATTCCAATTACAGAAGTAATGATCGTAGTGCATATTTTTATTAGGAAAGTATATTACATCATAAGCAGTATCATATATAGTGCATTGTTCTATATCAAATATTGTATTACCCATAACAAATACAACACTATCTTCGTCACTACATCCACGCATGCCATGATCATTGTACATATTCATGCTGTGTTGCCAGCGTGAACGGAATACAGAAATCATTTCTCTGTAGTCGGCGTTTGGGTTATGTGGATAGTTGCTTCTATAGAGATTTAAATTATCACTATGAGTTAGTGTTTTGTTATCAAGTCGGCTTATAAATTGCATGCTACTATTTATATATAAATATAAGTATGTTAATTATTTTTGATTTCGATGGAACACTTGCGAACTGTAAAGAGTTACATCAAATTGCATTTCGTAATGCAGTACAAGAACTTTGTCCTAATGCAGATTTTAAAAACGAAGACGTAGAAGGTAGACCAACTAGAGAGAAGATACGTATACTACACACAATGGGTTATGAGTTTAACGGAGATAAGTTAAACGATATTAAACAAGCATACACGCAAAAGCATTTAGAAGAATATATAAAGTATAATAAAGATTTATTACACACAATGCTAAAGTTAAAAGAAAGATATAAACTATGTGTAGCCAGTAATGCCACAGAATTATTTGTACTTAGAAGTTTAAATATTATGCAAATGTATAAAGAAACAGGAAAGCAAGTGTTTGCTAAAATTAATACTGCTACTGACTTTCCTGCTAAACCAGATACTACTACGTTTATAGATTGTATGAGATGGACAAACAGTACACCAGAAGATACTATTATATTTGAAGATAGTGAAGTTGGAATACAATGTGCTTTAAGCACAGGTGCTAGAGTTATCAGAGTAACAGATGTGAATCACACTATAGAGGAAATGAAAAAACTATGAAATTAATTATGCCAATGGCAGGACAAGGAAGTCGCTTTGACGAAGTGGGTTATGATTTACCCAAGCCAATGATACCAGTAGGAGATGTTCCTATGTTTGTACACGTAGAACGTTGTATAGGTTTGGAGTTTGATGAACGTATATTTATTGTACGCAAAGAACATGATCTTAGATCAAGAGTTCTCGAATGGTATCCTAACGCACACATAATTGAGTTAGACTACTTGACAGAAGGTACTGCATGTACTATACTAACAGCAAGAGAACACTATGAAGATGGTAGCAGTATATTTGTTAGCAACTGTGATCAACACATTGAATGGGATGTAGAGCATGCAGAAAGTATTATGAACAATCCCTATAACAGTGGAATGATTCCAAACTTTTACTGCGACGATGGATCAAAGAAATGGAGTTATGCAATGGTAGATGATAGACAAAACATCAAACGTGTAGCTGAAAAAGATCCCATAAGCAATTGGGCAACTGTAGGTTACTACTGGTGGAGAGACGGAACTCAGTTTATTGAAAGTGCTGATCGTATGATACAAGCCAATGACAGAGTTAATAACGAATTTTATACATGTCCAACTTATAACTACACAGTGCAACTAGAAGGAATTGGTAACATCAAACACATGGAAGTAGACGCTATGCAAGGTCTAGGAACTCCAGAAGATTTAAAAGAATATGAACAACAGTACTCATCTTGAGAAATTAAAACTACCTAGTTCGTTTTGTTTTGCTCCATACACTAATTTAGATTTGGATCAAGATGGAACATGGCTTCCGTGTTTTAGAAGTGAAGAAGCACAAGGAAGCTGGAAAGAATATGATATTACAGAGACTTTTAATTCAAGCAACATTCAAAAAGTTAGAACAGATTTGTGGAAGGGCAAGTGGCCAAAGAACTGTGAACAATGCCAAGCACGTGAACAAGAAGGTATTAAAAGTACAAGACAAGAATACAACGAACATCTATTAGAACTTGCAGACAACTTAGACTTTGTAAAAGATATTAAAAAAGCACCACAGTATAGTGGAATAGAAAACATTCATACATTGGAAATACGCCCACATAACTTGTGTAACCTAGCATGTGGACATTGTGATCCACACAGTTCAAGTAGATGGGTTAAAATTAAATCAAATGAAACAAAGGATCAAGACTTTACAAAACATTTAATTGACAATCCCGAGTACTTAAAAAAGTTTTATACAAAAGCAGGTAACCTAAAGACTGTACATTTTACAGGAGGCGAGCCTTTGATTTATGCATCCTCTCACAAAGAATGGCTAAACGGAATACAAAACAAACACAACATAGAACTTAGATATCATTCTAATCTTAATCATAATCAACTAAGCACATATCAACACAAATGGGATAAGTTTAAACACGTAAAGTTTTTTGCAAGCATTGATACAAGTCAACGTTACTATGAGTTTTTTAGATTTGGTAGCAAATGGGATAGAGTAGATTATAATATTGATTATTTGTTAAAACAAAAGCACGAAGTAGTAGGTACTATTACAGTAAACTTCTTTACAATGCTTGATCTTGTGGGTCTTGTAAAGTACTTGGTAGCAAAGAATTTACAGATTCATGTAGCATTTGTAGACGCACCGGGCTCTTTGAATATAGCATACATGAGCAATGAACAAAAGAATAAAGCAATAGAACAAATTGCACAAGCAAAATTAGAAATAAACTACAAAGAAGAATGGAAAGAACAACGAGGACATATTGCATTAGATAAGATTACTGAATTTATCAAAGGTACATGGGAAGTAGATAAAGAAAAAACCAGAGGCGACTTAACATGGTGCAGTGATAAACAACATCCAAAGCAACTTGCTAAGTTAGATTACTTGGATAAGACTTATCAGAAACATGGATTCAAGTCTAGTTGGACTGAATTATAACAGTTAGATAAATATTTTAAACAGGACTTTTACAATGACACAATTTATAGCACACAGAGGAAACCTAACAGGACCCGAACCCACATTCGAGAACCGTATAGAATACCTATTGCATGCTTATGATGTGTGTGGTGCAGTGGAAGTAGATATACAAACCCATCGTGGACAATTGTATTTCGGACATGATGATCCACAACAACCGGTATCGCTTGAATTGATAATGCAAGACAATTGGTTTTGTCATGCAAAGGATCTAGAATCGTTAAGTAAACTATTAGAATTGGGTGCTCATACATTTTGGCATCAACAAGATACAGTAACAATTACCAGTAGAGGATACATATGGTGTTACCCAGATGTGTATCTCATTGACAAACGTGCTATATGGTTAGACTTCGAAGACAAGTTTACTGACTTAGAACTAGTAGGTGGTTGGGGTTTATGCAGTGATAGATACCCAATGATAAGACCTGTACGCAGTCCTAAGCCTCCTATTAGTCCGTATACTAATTAATCAAGTATGCGTGTATTAATCCAATAACAATCAGTGGACTAACTACTATAGCAAACAGTAAGAGTTCTTGAACTTTTCTTTTATAATACTTCATTTAAATGGTCTTCGCTTTTCAAACCTATGTTGCTCGTTCATACGCACTTCATGTTTGTATACATAACGCAACACGTATGCTCCTATGCTCAACGCAACTAGTGTGTATATAACTGGATAGTTGGCCCAAAGTTCGTCTCGGAACGCTATAATCCAACTCATGACTTATTCTTCAACCAACGCATGCCCTTTCCCCAGGCACGTTCATGTAAAAAATATACCACGAACTTTATAACTGCATCTATACTTGCGATGCTACCGGCGATACTCATATTGCCTGTTAGTGCTAACGATATAACAAACGTTATCATAACGCTTAATATACGATAGCTGATGCTTTTGTACAAGTGTACATGTAATGCTCTCATAATCTATACTCCGTTTAGTGTATAGTCTTTCCTGAGGATTCACATATACTTGATGTTTCTTATACTGTATTTAAGGTAAAAAGGGTGTATATTAACACATCATACTATGATTCGAAGCATCTTGGTGCTATAACCATACCTGTAGTGCAATATTGCTGAGGTAACTTCTCACTGTAATACACCTGTAAGCTCAGTGTACTGTTACGTGCTGATAATGATTATTACAGTAACCAGCTATACTGCTTTCACGTATCTGCCCAAGTTATACGGTGCTGCATATATATCTGGGCATGTGTGTGCTTACTTAGAGTAAAGGGTACGGAGTTTGCTATGCTCCTTTATTACAGCCCAGTAGTATAATATATAACACTTGGACCAAAGTGTCAACCTCAAAATACAGTTGACAAGCAACAATAACATGTTATAGTGTGATATGAAACATCTAAATCAAATAGAGAAAAACGTATACGGCGTATACAGTATCAGTGTGTTTGGATTCGTTCTAGTAGCAATACTAAATGCTTTACAGAATACACTGTTATAAAAAGAATAGCGTAGTGCGGCGTTGTGGTTGCGGTTGCGAGTGTACCAACCCTAGACCCAGCGAAGCTCTGCGTTAAAAATTTTTTAGACCCTTACAACACACCCTAACAACACAATTGTACATAGTAGGTGCCACAATGAATTATGGTAGCATATGTAGTCTGGATAATGCGGTAAATGGTTCTTAAATGACTGTATATAGTGTTGAAATCTAACGGCCTAGTAGTGTATCCCAATACTGATCACGTGAGATATAATCCTGAAATAATTGATCGTACCAGCGTGTGTATATGTACTCCGGATTTTGTATAGCGTCTACACCTACACTCTGAATGTGTTCACGCCACCCAAAAGAGCATAACACCGTCCACAGTTCTCTTGTATTCAATAAGCCCCAAGGATGCAGTAATTGAGGTAAAGCATAACCTAAATCCTCGCACACAAGATCATAACTGTTTGATTCATCTATACTAAATGAATGTACAGCCCAAGTTAGTGGTAGAGAACTTTGAATCAAACGCTCGTAGTCACTGATGTCTCTGTCGCCATATTCATTTAAATAACGCTTTGATATTATTAAATTGTGTATGCAATCGTGTCCGTGTATCCAGTTCATAATATTATTTATAGAATAGCTTAGAGACGAACACCTTTTCCCTAGCAGTAAAAGACCAAAAAAATATATGCGTAAATTTTTTTATATACAAAATACCAAGACCCTTCTATATATGCTAAAAGGCAAAAGTGTCAATACCCTGTATAACAATACACATAGTATAGACTATAGTAAGGACTAC